ACGGTCAAACTGTTCCTTTGCCTCTAGATAACTCATAATGCCTCTGGTTGGACACATATATAATATTTCTCTAGTAAAGTTTTCTGGGCCTAATTCTTCAACGTCCTGAAGTAAATGCTCTGAAGATCCCCAATAGTCTCTCCAGTCACTTTCCTTAGTTCCACGTCTTTTATTTTTTTTGCCTTTGAGGGGTGGCTTTGTGGTTTTGAACTTAGCTAATTTTTTGCCTACGTACTTTTTATTATTTGTTAGATTGGTAATAAGATAAACAAATCCTTCTATACCTTGAGGAATTTCCGTTATTTCTTTACCTTCGTACGTCCATTGCATGAACGTACTTACCGTAGCCTATTTTTTATTCGCCTCGATCTTGGTTTGAAACTTATCATGTATTTCTTCAGCACGTAATTTACACAGTCTACGTATTTCACGCAACCAACGTCTGCTTGCGCGGTGCGTTCTGAAGCTAACACGCTGTTCAAAATTTTCATTTGCCTTGAAATATTCTAAGTATGCCTTTACAAGTTCGTCATGTACATCATCTTCAATCATAATACATTGCCTTTAGTGTAATAGGATCAGATCCTGTTGCATGAGCGGCAATTTTAGTATGACAATCGCCTCCTACGCCCTTGAGAAATGCACGTTCAATAGTAGCTTGGGCAAATGTTTTTGTGTGATTTGCTTGTTTTACTATTTCATTTACTTCAACATCATCTGATCTTGTTTGTAATGCTATTACTCCTTGTCCTACAGCTGGAATAATTGGCAAGCGTAACCATGTTCTATTAATATCTAATGCTTGCAATCCAGCTTCAGCTAGTACTATAGCATCATATTCTCCTTTGTCAAGTTTTTCTAATCTTGTGTCAATATTACCCCTAATTGGTTTTATCTTTACTTGTAGGTTTTTGTATTGATCTTTTAGTTGTGCAGTTCTTCTTGGACTACTTGTACCAATTATACATCCAAAACCAACTTTACCTAAGATTACATCGTAAGGGCTATTTCGTTTTAGCATTGCTGTAATTGTTAACCCTTGTGTTTCATCACCTGGAATATCTTTTAAACTATGTACAGCAACATCGATATTACCTTTAAGCAATTCTTGTTCTATAGCACTGCAAAAAACACCTTTGCCTCCCATTTCGTAGATAGGTGTTTCTATATCTTCATCACCTTGTGTTTTTATTATCACAAGTTCCGTATCACAAGACAAAGCATCACATGCTTGTTTTGCATATGCCAGTGCTAAATTGCTTCCTCTTGTTCCAATTTTCAGTTTCATTCTACTATGTCAATATCATTTTCATATGATGTAAAGCCGTTTTCTTTAATTACTCTCATCACGTAATTGACCCTTCCTACTAATTCATCTTTGTGCGAGATAAGATATACATTTTTGTCTCCTTCTCTACCCATTTTCTTAAGAACACCTAGTGAATTTTCAACACCAGCTGTGTCCATACCACTATCAATAAGCTCATCAATAAACAATAAATTAATTTTTTGATATAGACTTTCCCAAACATCACGAAACGCAAAACTCATACCAAGTATTAGTCTATTACGTTCACCTCTTGACAAGTTATCAAAGTCTAAGTCCTGTCCTAGTTGTGTAATTTCAACAGCAAGGTCGTTTTGGAAAACAACACTGTGCGGTAATCCAAGTTTATCAAGATAATATGTTAGTCTGTTGTTTAGATATGCTAGGTTTTGATCGATTATCTTCTTACGTATAAATGAATCTTTGTTTGTCAGCAGTTTAAACAAGAAATCTTGATGTTCTTTGAATGTTGTCAAGTCGTTTACAGGAGTCCAGTCAATTTCCTGCATTGCTGTTGCGTTTAATTCATCGATTTGTGATTGATATGGATCTACTTCGTCTTGTTTTGCCTTTAGAGATTGTTTTAAACTGTCAACATTTTGTCTATGCTCATATGCTTCTTTAGCAGTTTCATAAAATGTAGTAGGACGTCCGTTGATGTCACCAATTTCTTTCAAGTCGTAGAAGATACCTTGCAGTTTATCACTAATTTCGTCTAGATACGATTGTGCATCTTCTAATTCTTTTTGTTTTCGCTCAGCAATCTCAGTTTTTTTGTCTTCGTGTAGTGCTTGCCCGCATGTATAACACACAGCATCTTCTAATTCTGCGATGTCTTTAGTGACTTTTAACAAAGACTTATTGGCACGTTGTAGTGCAGGCTCAAGAGTGCTTTGTTCCTTTTTAAGAGCCATAATTGCATTGTTATGCTGAGTCCAGTTTTGTAATTTTTCATGTGATTCGAGTTCAACGTCAATGTCTAAATGCTCTAATTCGTCGATTGCCTTGGTTAGTTTATCACAATCTTGCTGTTTTTTTGCTAACCATGCTCGTTGGGTGCTACGTAAACTTTCTATAGTACCTTCAATCTTGCTATTTGCTGTTTGTATTGCATTAATTTTAGCAGTTTCTTCTGTAATTGCTTCTCTTGTAATGCGTGTTTGTTCTTTTAGTGCTTCGGCCTTTTCAGAAAGTATAGTTATACCAAGCAATTGTTCAATAATAGCACGTTGATCGTTAGTCCGCATACTTAAAAACGGTTCGGTGTAGGTATTTAGAGCAACAATATGCTTGAACATGTCATGACTCATATCCAACAAGTCATTAATTGATTCTTGTGTTTTACGACTGTCACCTTGTGACTCGTCGGTCATTTCTTGTTCGTGCTCATTTATAAAAAATTTAAGAACATTAGGACTACGTCCACGTTCAATACGATAATCCACACCATTCTTTTCAAAATGCAATGTAACTAACATGCCTTTGCTGTTAGTTTTATTAATTAAGTTATTGCGTTTGATATTTGTTAGTGCTTGTCCGTATAATGCATAAGAAAGTGCATTAATTATTGTAGTTTTACCAGTACCATTACGTGATCCACTATCATCACCACCTTGATCTAGGTTTTCTCCTAGTACAAGTGTTAGTTGTTCACGATTAAAATTTACGGCCTGGGTTTGATTGCCCACGCTCATAAAGTTTTTTACTGTTAGGTCTTTAATCTGTATCATAGTTCGTTATAAATGTCCAATAGCATTTTCTTATTAAAGTTGTCAGAGTCAATAGCGGCAATTTCACCTGCCACAATTTGATCAACACTTTCAAATTGTTGTATGTCTAGTTCTGTGTTGATTTCTTCTAGTTGTTTTTGTGGTATAAGACTGATTTCTCTACAGTTGTAGTTTGTTATAAATGTTTCTTTAACAAAACTTGCTTCTTCATAAGAAATAGGCAAGTCTAAATTCACACGAAGATACATATTAGGCTTTATCAAAGTAGATTGTTCATCTATTAATTGCGATAACTTAACAGTTCTATACTTAGGACAATCTGGCCAGTTGATGTAAACTGGTTCTTTGTTGTTTTCTTTGTCAAGTATCATCATTCCACGTTCATCATCCCATGCATCTGCATAGTTGTGAGGAAATGCATTCCCGATATAATGTATCTTGCCTTGTTTTTGGCGTTTATGGAAATGTCCTGAAAACACATATTCTTGATTTTGAAAGTGTTCAGCTTTTAATTCGCCATGATCGGGCATTTGTACCATAGCGTTCATATAGAAACTTGGTAGTTCAAAATGTCCAAACATGTATCTTGATTTAATTTTACTAATTTTCTTCCATTCATCACCAACTAACCAAGGAACAAGTGCTACATCATCTTCTTCGTAAACAGAATCTACAAATGTTATACCAGGAATGTGCTTTGCAAATGCAGTTGAGTTAACATCACGCTTGTCTTTGTAGTACAAATCGTGATTGCCATCAAAGAAATAGAATTTTTCAAATGCCTGACCAAGTTTTTCCATACTACGGATGGTACTATCCATAGTTGTAAGATTAAGGCTGTTTCGATTGTGATGCCAGTCACCGCAGAAGATGCCTGTTTCACAGCCATTTTCTTGTGCTTGTTTGATATACCAATCAATAAAGTCTTCACAATCTTGATTGTGTATTTTACTGTTGCCTTTTAGGCCAAAGTGAATGTCTGTAAAGACTGCCGCTTTTTTAAACAAAATATATACCTTCCGAATTCGTAGTATAAAACAGTATAGTTTCTTAACACTGCTTTGTCAACGATTTATTTTGTATTTTCTTGTGCCGCTACTTCTCTTTTCATTTGATTGTCCCATTCACCGGCAGCTTGTCTTGTGTAACTAGGATTCATGTCGTTCATTTCTAAAATATCGTCTCTAATGTTCTGATTGCGTTTTTCTATGTTAATAACACGTACAAATGAGTTTGTTACAGCCGCAGTATAGTAAGCAAACGGGTTTTGTGACTTGGATTCGTCAAATTGCAAGCCAATTTGAGCAAGTTGTAGTATTGCTTGCCCACGCATTTCGTCATTGTACGTGTATCCACGCACATTTCCTCTAGTTGCGTATCTATCACACAGTTTCATCCACATCATTGCAAGTTTGTTTGTTGATTGTCCGTGATTTAGACTAAAATATCCGTTTTCCATACCACCTTGCCAGTGTGATTTACCTACACACACTAATTCATCGTTATCATTGAATTTGTAATGTTGGAAAGGAGGAAAATTAAGTTTTACTTTTTTATCTGCTTCTGTTTTTGGTGTCTTTTTGCGTCCCGGCTCATCAGGAATATGCTCAAATGTCATTATACGAAAAATTAATTCTGTTTTTTCAATTTTTCTGTAGTCAACTTCGCATTGAGCAAGTTTTATTTTTTCACCTGCGGCTTTTCTTGCATCAAAATCAGCATGTTGTAGCCTTTTGGCTTTGTTTCTCTTTGCTTCTGCTATAGTTCTAATGTTTATTTTTTCTACGCTAGGCAGAATTATATCAAATTGATGATATTCGGGATCCACATAACTACAAAATGTGCTTTTTGACCTATGTATTTCTTTTAAAATATCTTTGTTGTTGAGATAGTTTACTCTTTTCATTTTTGCTCCAAATTTATAACATATTATAATATACGTACATTAAAAAGTCAACTAAATAATGTATAGGAGTTAATATGCCAACAGTATTCAAAGATGGAATTATTTCAAAAGGTGGTGTGAACCAAGGAGTTCCTGTCGGAAACACAAATCCAACCCAAGCATCACAGAGCAGGAATAGTAAAACACCACAACAAGCCATAAGTGATTTAGCAGGAAGCAACATTAGTTTTGGACAAAGTGTAGTACAAAACGGTTTTAAACAAACTGTAGAAGATGTTTTTTCAAACGGTGCATCTGGTTTGATGAGTTTAATACGTGGCAAAGGCATTCCAGTTAACGGTTTAAGTAGTCTATTTGGTGGAGGCGGCTCAGCAAGTTGGGCACGTAATGACGACGAAGATTGGCGTGTTAAGTTATCTATACCACCAGGAATGTCCTTAGAGCCTTTTTTACAAAGCAAGCTCAGTGAAACTAATGGTATGATTTTTCCTTACACTCCTTCAATTATTTTCGCCCATAGTGCTAATTACAGCCAAATCAAACCTACACATAGTAATTATCCATTTCCTGTTTATCAGAGCAGTCAACCTGACACGCTACAAATTACAGGTGATTTTTATGTAGAAGGAGCAGATGAAGGCGCTTATTGGGTAGCATGTGTACACTATCTAAGAAGTGTTACAAAAATGGCATACGGACAAACGTCAAATGCTGGAACTCCTCCACCTATTGTTAATATCAACGGATATGGAGATTATGTTTTTAAAAATGTTCCAATTGTCATAGTAAACTTTTCAATTGATTTACCTACAGATGTAGATTACATATATGTTCCTGCATGTAATACATATGCTCCGACAAGAAGTGCAGTCACAGTACAAGCTGTACCAATATATTCAAGAAGAGAAGTACAATCATTTAGTTTAGATACATTTGTAAAAGGTGGTTACGCTAAAGGCAGAGGAGGATTTATTTAATGTATGCTAATACAAGTCCTTACTACAAAACACAGATTGTAAACGGACAATACCTTGATTTATTACAAATACGTCCTGTGCCAGCAGAACCAGATGATGTACTCTATGTGATTGAAGTACAATACACTCACCGTCCTGATTTACTTGCATTTGACATGTACGGAGATAAAAATTTATGGTGGGTTTTTTCACAGCGTAATATAGAAAAACTAAAAGACCCTATCTACGATTTTGAAGCAGGTACAGAAATTTTTGTACCTAAAGGACCCGCTCTTAAAAGATTATTAGGATTGTAATATGCTTCCACAAAATATTACAGAAAGATTAAAAGCAAAAGGAAAAGACATTGCTGAAGCAACAGAAAATGCGGCTTCATCAGTAGCAAGTAGATTTGAACAATCGGGAAAAATAACTGTAGGCGGAGTAGCAAGTGCAGTTGAAGGTGCGCTAGATCAAATTTCTGGTGCAACAGTAGACATGACTAATTCTGTAAACGGTATTAGTGGTCCTGCTCTTGGACAATTAGATTTGGCTTATGGCGGTATTAGCCAAGTTTTAGATTTTAAATTACCAAATTTAGCAGGTGGCGGAAGTCTTATATCTGCTTTAGGTGGCGGAATGAGCGGTTTTCTAGGCGGCGGATTTAGTAAAAGGAATGTTTTAGAAGAGTTTGCAAGCTACAATTATGTTTTTACTTTAGGTTGTCTAACAAATTTTGAACTTAACTTTCCTGATCTTTCATACAGATATAGAGATCCTTTAATAACAATCCTAAGAAGCGGCGGCGGAAATTTAAGAGGCAGTAAAACTGTCTTTGAAAGAAATGGAAAAACAGAATATTTTATAGATAATGTAGAAATTGAAACTATTATAGCACCTAATCCAAAAACAAGAACTACTAACGCTGTTAGTTTAAGTTTTCAAGTAACTGAACCTTATAGTATGGGATTATTTTTACAAGCCTTACAAATTGCCGCTTTAAGTGCAGGACATAAAAATTATATTGAAGCTCCATTTGTATTAGCAGTAGAATTTAAAGGATTTGACAGTGCAGGGCGTCAAATGAATATGACAAATGCACGAAGAATTTTTCCGTTAAAATTTACTAATATAGAATTTGAAGTTAATGAAGGCGGAAGCCAATATTCAGTTGAGGCAATTCCTTTCCACGAAGTTGCTCTTGCAGACCAAGTTCAAACTACTAGAAATGATATAACGTTCGAAGGAAGAACTGTTGCAGAAATGTTACAGTGGGGATTTCAAAGTTTAACAGCCAATATGAATAATAAGGAACTTGAGCAAGTAAAGGTAAAAAACAAAACTAAAGCTGATCAGTATGTAATTTTATTTCCTACTGAAAAGTCTAGTGCGGCAGAATCAGCGGCATTTTCAAAACAAGAAGAAAATTCAGGAAGTGCAACTACTCAAGGTAACGGAAATCCAAACGAATTCCAATTAAGAGAATTTACAGAAGAAGAATTACAAAGATTATATGAAAGTGCCAACGGTGTTCTCAACGGTGGAAAAACAACAAAAGAATTTGAAGAAGAACTTTCTCAACTAGAAAGCGATTTAGGAATAAGTGTAAAACGTTCTGATTTAGGTGAAACAATCAGAGATTATGCAGATGCAGAAGAAAATATCAATCCTATAGGATTAAGCAAAATTGTAAAGTCCCCAAAAGATCCTGGTAAAAAAGGATGTGCTAAACCAGGAGACACAGAAGACGAAGAAACAGCAGGTAAAGTTGATAGGTGTAAAGTGCAAACACCTAAAGATCAGCGAATTATGTCAGTAAGTTCTGGTAAAAGAATAGAAGACATAATCGAAGAGGTAGTTATTCTTAGCGAATTTGGTAGAGGTATTGTTGATGCAGAACCAGATGACAAAGGAATGGTAGACTGGTTTAGAGTTGAAACAAATGTATACCAAATTTCAGATGATACTAATATTGACAAAACAGGAAAACCTGCTAGGGTATTCGTTTTTAGGGTGGTACCATATAAGGTACACCATAGCAAATTTAGAAGTCCTACAGAAAAAAGTAAGGGTCTGAAAAAATTAGAATCACTTGTGAGTAGGGAATACAATTACATTTACACTGGACAAAATACTGATATTATAAGTTTTGATATTAATTTTAATCATGCATTTTTTACATCAATTGCAGGAGATTTTGGACAAAAAACAGGCGATGCAAAAACTTCAGCAAGTTCAGGAAAAACATCAGATAATCAGGTAGCTGTAATAGGCGCACCCGAAAGTGATTCTAATTCGATTAATGCAGACCCAACAGGCGCAGATCCTAACAAAGGTAACACAAAAGATGTTGGTGGTCCTATGGTTCACCCAGAAAGTGTTGTAGCAAGAAACTTTAATGAAGCATTAGTTAATAGTCCTGTTGATTTGATTGCAATAGATTTTAAAATATGGGGAGATCCATATTACATAGCAGATAGCGGAATGGGAAATTATTCTGCACCAGAAGCAACTTTTAACATGAACGCAGACGGAGCAATGGAATATCAAAATGGCGAAGTTGACATAAAAATGAATTTTAGAACACCTATAGATTACGCAGGAGCATACATGGAATTTCCAGGAGGAGGATTTGCACCAGTAGGACAATTTAGTGGGACATATCAAGTTTTATTTGTTAACAATAGTTTTAGTCAAGGAGAATTCACACAAACATTGCAGACTATTAGACGTCCTAAACAAGATACAGATACAAAGCAAACAGCTGGAAATCAAACAGGAGCAACAACTAAAGGTGATTCGGAAAAACAAATCGAAAAAACAGAAACTAATAGCGAAGGAGGAAAAGCAGAAAATGCGTATGCTAATGATGCAAATGCAAGTGCGCCTCCAAAACCAAAAAGCGGACCTCCTGGCAAAATTGAAGGTACAAGTGCTAGACGGTTACCAGACGGTAGAATAGTTGGAGGATTGTAATGTCAGAAACTACAAGAAGTCCCCATATTAAAGACGTTCCAAAAAAAGTAGAAGGACCAGGTCCGTTTTTAGCCGTAGTTCGAAACCATTTAGATACAGAATACATGGGGCAATTAGAAGTTGAACTTTTAAAAACAAACAGTGAAGGAAATACCACTGATGCAACTGGAGAAGTTGTACCTGTTAGTTATCTAAGTCCATTTTATGGTGTAACTCCTTACAACGGTGTGACAGAAAATGAAGGATTTGATTACACACAAAAAAGTTACGGTTTTTGGGCAGTGCCTCCTGATGTAGGAACTAAGGTTTTAGTAATTTTTGCAGAAGGAAACAGAGGCAGGGGTTATTGGATAGGTTGTGTGCAAGACTCCAATATGAATTTTATGGTGCCTGGAAATGCAAGTACAACATACAATAGTGAAGACAAAGGAAAACCTAGACCAGTAGGCGAGTATAATAAAAAAACAGAAGACGGTGTAGGAAACGATCCTACACAATATATAAAACCTTGTAATCCTGACCATTGTGCAATTTTAGATGGTGCTGGCCTTGCAGATGATCCGATTAGAGGAACAACTACTTCTAGTGCAAGAAGAGATCTTCCAAGTATGGTTTTTGGTTGGAGCTCACCAGGACCTCTTGATAGAAGAGACGGTAAGCCGACAGTTCCTTATGGTGAAAAGGGCAAACAGATCAATATTAAAAGTTCTAGGATGACAGGAACTACAATTGTCATGGATGATGGTGATCCAACATTATTCCGTAAAGGACCTGCAAGAGGACCAGATGCAGTACCGAGTGAATATACTACTCTAGCAAAAGGCGGAAATCCCGGAATACCTTTTAACGAGCTATTCAGAATTAGAACACGAACAGGCCATCAAATTTTGTTACATAATGCTGAGGACTTAATTTACATTGCTCACGGAAGTGGCGATAGTTGGATAGAAATGACAGCAAACGGAAAAATAGACATATATTCAAAAGATAGTGTAAGCATTCACACAGAAAACGACTTTAACTTCAAAGCCGATAGAGATATCAATATTGAAGCTGGACAAAATATTAATATAAAAGCAGGCAATCAAATGATGATAGAAACTGTTGCAAACTGGGAAGTAAAAGTAGGAGCCGATGGTAAGTTAACTTGTGTAGGCAATAGTAACATAAAATCTAAACATCATTTTGAGACTGCTGATAGAATTGATATGAATGGTAGCACCAAGGCAGCTGAAGCAGGTAATGCACCTATTCCTACAAGAGTTCCAAAAAGAGGATCGTGGACAGGACAAGAAAATAAAAATCCCTTAGAACACATACCTGAGAAGACTGAAAGTGATCCTGAAAAAATTAAAAAAGGCACAGCAAACGGAAACAGTGACGATAAAAACAAAGAAAAAGCACCAGATGATACATTTAAAAAATGCCCTCCAGCAGAAGAAGAAAGTATAGTCGATGATGATCCTGTAGCAGATAGTACAGTAGAAACATCAAACGCAACATTGTCAGAAAATGGACAAACACAGCCTGCATCTACAACAACAAGTTCTACAACTACAACAAATGATGGCACGACTACAACAACATCAACTTCAACTTCTACAACTACTGAATCAATAACAAGCGGCGGAAAAGCAGTTCTTATAGGCAATGATGGACAAGTTATTCCAGAAGCAACTGCTCCTAAACAGATATCTGTAGGAAAAAATTCAGACGGACAGATCATATCAAGAACAGTTGAAGTACAAGGTGTAGATGAAGACGGGTTTGCATATACTCAAAAGAAAGTAATTAAAGTAGATCCAGTAACAGGGAAAGATATTGTAAAACCTGTATCTAACGTAGATACCTCAGCTATTGATGCTGAAACAGCGGCGTTTGAAGCTGAATTTGATGCACAAGAAGACGGTCAAAGTACATAGGTAAATACAGCATGAGCACAGAAGAAAAACGTTTATACCAAGATATACAAGTAAAAAGTTCTGTTAAACCAGATTACGGTATTGGCAGTAAAACATACAAAGGATTTTCTACAGTAGACCCTGAGAAAACCGGGTTTAAGCTCTATGATTTTCAGATTATTAAACAAGATATCATTAACCATTTTCATATTCGTCAAGGAGAACTGTTAAGCAACCCTGATTTTGGTACAATTATCTGGGACATATTATATGAACCAATGACTGAGCGCCTTAAACAGATTATAGTAGACAATGTTACTCAAATCGTAAATTACGATCCTAGGGTAAATGCAAGATCGGTAACTGTTGATCAGTACGAGAACGGTATTCAAATAGAAGCTGAAATTGTTTTCTTGCCATACAATATAGTTGAACAAATGCGTTTTACTTTTGATCAAAACAATGGCTTGTTTAGTGGGTAAAATAATATACGCACTTAACAAAAAACAATAAATATTGTTGTATAATAAAGGAAAGCAATTATGTCCGCAACTGACAGACAAAATAGATTATTAGTAGCAGAAGATTGGAAGCGTATCTATCAAAGTTATAGAAATGCCGACTTCAAATCTTATGATTTTGATAACTTGCGTAGAACAATGATCAACTATCTACGTCAAAACTATCCAGAAGATTTTAACGATTACATTGAGTCATCTGAATATCTTGCATTAATTGATCTCATTGCATTTTTAGGCCAAAATTTTGCTTTCCGTTCAGACCTAAACGCAAGAGAAAACTTCTTAGAACTAGCAGAACGTAGAGAAAGTGTGCTACGATTAGCACGTACACTAAGTTACAATCCTAAGCGTAATATTGCCGCAAATGGATTACTTAAACTTGAAAGTGTATCAACTACAGAATCTGTCAGAGATTCTAATAATCTTAATTTAGAAAATCAAACTATTGTATGGAATGATCCTAGTAATTCAAATTGGCAAGAACAGTTTACAAAAGTATTAAATGCCTCTTTACCAGTAAACGGCACAATAGGTAGACCAGTTAAAAAAGAAACAGTTAATAATATTCCTACAGAGCAGTATCGTTTAAACAGCACAAATTCAACAGTGCCTGCATTTGGATTTAATAAAACTGTAAGTGGTGTTACAAGTAGATTTGAAATAGTAAGCACAGACATTGAAAACGGCACAATTATAGAAGAAGCACCATTTCCTGGAAATAACTTTGCATTTTTATATAGAAACGATGGCAAAGGTCCTAGCAGTAGTAACTCCGGATATTTCGCACACTTTAGACAAGGTACATTAGATAACGGATCATTTACTGTTGGATCACCAAGTACAAATCAAGTTGTCAGCATAGATGCAATTAATGTTAATAATAATGATGTTTGGCTTTATAGTGTTGACGAATACGGATTAGAACAAGAATTGTGGACAAAGGTTGAAGCAGTAGAAGGCAACAATGTAATCTATAATAGTTTAAGCAAAAGCATAAGAAACATTTACAGTGTTTTGACAAGGGCAAATAACAGAATCAGTTTAATTTTTGCTGACGGCACCTTTGGCAATTTGCCACAAGGTAATTTTAAAGTTTATTATAGAACAAGCAAAAATGAACGTTTAATTATTGAACCTAATGACATGCGAGGCATCAATATCAATGTTCCATATGTAAGCAGGACTGGAAAAACCGAGACGTTGTCTATGGTATTTCAATTGAAATATACTGTTGACAATGCTTCAGTAAGCGAAACAAATGTCAGCATAAAAAGAAATGCGCCTGCTAATTTTTACACACAAAATAGAATGGTTACAGGAGAAGATTATCAAATTACACCATTAACCAGTAATCAAGAAATTATAAAAGTAAAAAGTGTAAACAGAACATCAAGTGGTATTAGTAGATATCTTGATTTAATTGATTCTACTGGTAGATATAGTAAAACAAATTTATTTGCTACAGACGGTATACTGACAAGAGAATATTTAGATACCAAAGTGGGATTTAGTTTTGTAACAAAAACAGATGTTGAAGGTGTAATAGCCAATATCATTGAACCTATTTTACAAGATAGAAAAATCAAAAATTATTACCTTACAAAATTTCCTAAAATTTTAGTAGGAGATTTAGGATTAGTGTGGAATAGTTCAACAACAGAGACTAATTTAAACACTGGTTACTTTACAAACTCAACAGGAACTAAAGTACAGTTAGGCACATTCACTGCAAGTACTTTAAAACTAATTAGAACTGGAACATTATTGAAATTTATTCCGCCTGCAGGAAAGCATTTTATGAAAGACAACAACAATGCTGTAATGGACGGCGATGCAAATCATCCAGGATCTATTTCTTACAAATGGGTCAAAGTTATTAGTGTATCAGGTGATGGTACTGTAGTTGCAGAAGACGGATCTGGACCAGTAAGTATAAATGACATAATTCCTGCAGGTGCAAGGCTTCAACAAATTATACCAAGACTGCCTGGACTTTTACAAAGTTCAGTTGCAACGCAAGTTATAGATCAAATTTTTGCATACAGAACATTTGGTTTACGTTTTGACACAAACGCAGGAGAATGGCGTTTGGTAACTTCAACTAATTTAGATAGTTCTAGCCCATTTAGCATTGGTAAAACAGGTGACAACACAAATCAACAATTAGATAGTAGTTGGTTATTACTTTTCGAAAACAACGGCGAAACATATAAAATTACATATCGTGGCGGAAGATACTTATTTGAAAGTGATGAAGAAATAAGATTTTACTTTGACAATAGTGATAAAGTTTACAACAATAGAACAGGTAAAATAATTAAAGATAAAATTAGTGTGCTTAGTATTAACCAAAAAGATCCAACAGACAATCCTGCTCCATTTACAATAGATTATGATTGGGAAATTGTTGAGGATTATAGAGATTCAGAAGGTTATGTGAATAGCAAAAAAGTTCAGGTTAGCTTTTTTGATGAAGATGATGATGGTGTAGTAGATGACCCAGAACTGTTTGACCAGATTGTCAACGAAGTAAACAATCCATTACAAAAATATATATTCTCAGAAAAGATTACTAGTATAGATGGAGTAGAAGAATGGTTTTACAAACCAAACAGTGAACTTAATGTTATCACATTACAGAATAAGAGTGTATTGGGTTCTTTATCGTCATATGAAGATAATCAAATATTTTATTTTGTAGATGAAAACATATTTGAAATTTTAGATAAAGCTACAGGTACAACAAATATCGCTCAAAACTATAGAGCTCAAGTAGGCAGAGATAAGTTAAAATTCCAATATTTACATGCGGCAGATGAAAGCACAAGAATTGATCCTAGTGTTAGTAATATAGTTGATACATATATGTTAACTAGATCATATGATAATTCTTTTAGACAATATTTAGAAGGGACTGTAAGTTCTAAACCATTAACACCTAGCAGTGATCAGCTATTTTTAAATTATGGCACAGTGCTTAATAATGTTAAATCACTAAGTGATGAAATAATATATCATCCTGTTAAGTACAAGATATTATTCGGTGAAAAGGCAGACGCAGATTTGCAAGCAGACTTTAAAATTGTTAAAAACCCAGATATTGTAATTAATGATAATGAAGTAAAATCTAGAGTAATAAGTGCAATAAATGAATTTTTTGCTTTAGACAATTGGGAATTTGGAGAAAGTTTTTACTTTTCAGAACTATCAACCTTTGTAATGCAAAGGTTAGCTCCAAACATTGTTACATTTGTTATTGTACCAAAACAAGAAAATCAAGCGTTTGGAAGTTTGTTTGAAATAAAATCAGAATCAGATGAAATTTTTATATCAGGTGCAACGGTTTCTGATGTTGCAATTATAGATTCTATAACTGCTACAAGATTAAAAGCGGATGGAGCAATTACTACAACCGCAACTACAACAAATGTTGGTATTACAAGTTCTAATTTAACAACAAGTACATATACAAATACTACATCTACAAATGGTACAACTAGCACCACAGGTTCAAGCGGAGGATCTAGCTACTAATGGCTTACGATAATGACCAATCAGAACAGGCACTACCAGGTGGCAACAACAAAAGAAAAAGAGAAAGTGCAAGCCACCTTCCTAGATTCTTTAGAACACAAGCAAATAAAAAGTTTTTATCTAGCACAGTAGATCAATTAATACAGCCTGGAGTAGTAGAAAAACTTAATGGCTATGTAGGTAGAAAAACTTCAAAAGCATTTACTGCAAGTGACAATTACATTGCTGATGTATCCGATGAAAGACAAAACTATCAATTAGAACCAGCATCTGTTGTAAAAGATAATTTAGGAAATGTTGTATTCTACAAAGATTATAACGATTATATAAATCAATTAAATTATTTTCAAAAAGGAATAAATGATCATTCTGTTTTAAATGCTCAAGAATATTATGCATGGGATCCTCACATTGATTGGGATAAAATATCTAATTTTAGAGAATACTATTGGTTGCCAAATGGTCCACAAAGTTTTGCTGTACCTGGAAATACCATTGAAGTTGAAAGCACATATACAGTACGAATAGGAGATAATGTAGACAATAACACCTATGTTTTCTCTCCAGACGGATTAACTAATAATCCTACTATAACTTTATATAGAGGTATAACATATCGTTTTGACATTGATACACCTAATCTCCCCTTTACAATAAAAACTAAAAGGACTCTTGATGAAGGTTTTGATTTAGATAGTTCTAGCATAATTGTACTAGAAGGTGTTGATGTACAAGGCTTAGAAAAAGGTATAAGCACATTACAATTAGGCACAGACACGCCTGATACACTTTATTATACAGCATCAAACGATCTACAAGCCAGTGGAACAATTGTTGTTAAAGACATTCAAGATGCAACCTTCCTCGATGTAGAAGCAGAAATTGTTGGTAAGAAAAACTACAAAGCAAGTAGCGGAGTTGACTTATCCAATGGAATGAAAATATATTTTACAGGAGAAGTTGAGCCTGCAAAATATGCTAATGGTTCATTCTATGTAGAGGGAGTAGGAGACGCAATTAAACTTGTAGCCGAAACTGATTTGAGTGTCCCCACAGAATTTACAGATGACGTTGAAGTTGAATTTGATACAAACGGATTTGATAGACTTCCTTACGGTAAAGCAATTGGATTTCCTAAAGAAAAAGATTATATTGTAATTAACAGATCAGCACAAGATGGTAATCTATGGAGTAGGTACAATAGATGGTTTCATAAAAGTGTTATTACTACAAGTGCAGAACAAAACAATCAGCCTGTAGAACTTGATCAAGAGCAAAGAGCAAAACGTCCTATCATTGAATTTGAACCCAACATTAAATTACATAATTTTGGAACAAAATCAAAACTTGATGTAGACTTAGTAGATAATTTTACTAAAGACGTATTCAGTACTATTGAAGGAAGTATTGGTTATAACATAGACGGTATTGATATTGTAAAAGGCATGAGAATACTTTTTACAGCAGATACGGATATTTTAGTTAAAGGCAGGATATTTGAAGTTGATGTGATCAAATTTGCAAATAACCAAGCAACAAACAATCAAATCACTCTTAAAGAAGTTACTGATAGTATTCCTCAAGAAAACGAAGTAGTATTAGTTTTGAACGGCGATGAGTTTAAAGGTAAAATGTTCTATTATCAAAATGGGTCTTGGAGTTTAACTCAAGAAAAAACACAACGTAATCAAGCACCATTATTTGATATTTTTGACGAAAACGGTATAAGTTACTCAGATGAAACAACCTATGAAGCAAATAACTTTGCAGGAAACAAAGTTTTCAGTTATAAAGAAGGAACAGGTTCAGCAGATACAGAATTAGGTATTCCTTTAAGTTATAGAAGTATTAATAATGTTGGAGACATTGTTTTCAATTACGATATTCAACAAGGGTCAATGACATACACAATTGACAATAATCTACTTACACAAAATACTGATGTAGGATTTTTAAGAAAATATTCAAGTTTGACAGATTTTACCACTATAAGCGGCTGGAAGAAGGTTGACACCTACAGTGAACAACCTGTAATTAGGCAATATGTTTATGATAATACTACTACAGGATTTGCAATTGATGTATATGACCAAAGCGGATTAATAGAAGATTTATGGGTCAGGGTGTATTTAAATAATAAATTGCAGTTTGAAAATGTAGATTTTACCATTACTTCAGATCTAAATAATAACGCAATTATTAATTTTACAAATACTTTAGAATTAAATGATATTGTTGTAATCAAAACTAAAACAACAACACTAAAAAATGAAAATGGTTATTATGAAATTCCTACAAATTATGAACGCAATCCAAAAAATGACAATCTTGGAGAATTTACACTAGGAGAAGTTAATGATCATGTTTCTACAATAGTAGAAAACTTAGATGTATTTGAAGGTGAATATCCCGGAGTAGGAAATCTACGAGATATTACAAATCTGTCGTCTTATGGCAGAAGATTTTTGCAACACAGTGCGCCTTTAAATCTCAGTCTTTACCATATAACTGATAAAGATGCAAATATTATTAAAAGTATTGACTTTGCTAGGACAGAGTATAACAGATTCAAAAGAGTCTTTTTACAGATTGCTGAACAAACTGAATTCCAAGGATCTATTAGAGACAGAGTTGATGATATTTTAAGACAAATTAACATTGATAAAAATAAAAATCAACCTTTTTATTTTAGTGACATGATAGGTTTAGGAGCAAGTAAAAAAACCGACCATATAATTATAGATGCAGATGAAACATTTTTTGCCCTTGACAAAATATTCGATATAGATACACCTAGTAAAAGATCTGTTTATGTTTATTTGAATGATGTTCAATTAATTTACGGGAAAGATTACACATTTAACAATGACGGTTTTGCTGTTGTAACAGCAACAAAAAATGTTGACGATGTAATATCTATATACGAATATGAAACTACTAACGGTAGTTATATACCGCCAACCCCTACTAAACTAGGATTATATCCCAAATACGAACCAGAAATTTATCAAGACAACACATACTTAACTCCACAAAATGTTATTCAAGGTCATGACGGAAGTAGATTTATCGCATTTGGCGATTATAGAGATGAACTTTTATTAGAACTTGAAAAAAGAATATTTAATAATATAAAAGTTACTTACAACAAAGATTTATTTGATATACACAAATTTGTTCCTGGTGAATATAGAAAAACTGGGCTCGACACTAGTGAAATTAATAAATCAATGCTTAGTGGATTTATCCAATGGACAAAGTTTATAGATCAAGATTATACATTACATAATTTCTTTGAAAGAACAAATAGATTTACTTTCAATTATAATCAAGCCAATTTTGCTTCTACAAACAAAATGCCAGGATTTTGGCGTAATATTTACAAGCAATTATTTGATACAGATCGTCCTCACACTCATCCTTGGGAAATGTTAGGATTTACAATTAAACCAAAATGGTGGGAGGATCAATACGGGCCTGCACCATACACAAAAGACAATCAGCTGATGTGGACTGACATACAAAATGGCATTGTAAGAGAACCGAATAAAAACTACAAAATTTTAAATAATTACAAACGACCAGGATTGTTAAACACATTACCTGTTGATTCAAGCGGAAACTTGAGACCACCTTTAGATGCAGGAGTAGTAACTAACTTCCAAGCAGACACTATAGATTTTAGTTTTAAATTTGGAGACGGTGCTCCCGTAGAATCTGCCTGGAGAAACAGTTCAGATTATCCTTTTTCACTGTTGAAATCTTTAACCATTAATAAACCTAGCGCAGTTTTTGCCACTGGGTTTGATAGAATAAATCAAGTTAGAAATAGTGCTGGTGCAATAGTATATAAACCTACTAACAAAAGATTAAAACTAAGCGATATTGTTTTTCCTAGCACAGCAGATGATGATGTCCAAATATTTACAAGTGGTTTAATAAACTATGTTTCTTCTTACATGGCAAGCGATGTTTTAAAAAGTTATACAGATTACAAAACTAACATTGTTAATATAGATAATCAAATTGGATTCAAATTAGGTGGTTTTACTGACAAAGAAAAATTTAGATTAATACTTGATAGTAGAACTCCGTTAAATGAAGGTAATGTTTTTGTACCTGAAGAAAACTATAAAATATTCCTTAATACTAGTTCTCCTGTGCAGACAATAGAGTACAGTGGTGTTATAATAGAAAGAAGAGCAGATGGTTACGTTGTTAAAGGTTACAGTCCGAACTCTACTACATTTAAATATTTCGACGCTGTTGGCACCCAAAACGATCCATCAATAAACATTGGTGGTATAAGCGAGTCTTATGTTACGTGGGACACAAACAAAACATATGTTGCAGGACAGAATGTTGAATATCAAGGTTCCTATTACAGAACTAGTGTTGCTCATACAAGCGAACAAAATTTTGATGATACTAAATTTGCAAAACTTGCGGCATTGCCGTTAATAGGAGGCAGATCTGCTTTTGTAAGAAAGCAATTTAATCAAGAGATTGTAAACGAAATCGAATATGGCACATTGTTTACAGAAATACAGGATGTAGTTGATTTCTTATTAGGCTACGGAAAATATTTAGAATCAAAAGGTTTTGAATTTGAGTATTTCGACGGTGAACAAAGTGTAGTTTTAAATTGGCGTCATGCAGTTAACGAATTTTTATTCTGGACAACACAAAAATGGGCTGAAGGTAGTGTAATTACTATTAGTCCAAGTGCATCTGAAATAAGATTTAATTCACAATATTCTATGGTAGATAATATATTTGACGGTTTTTACGGCTATGGATTATATAAAGCAGACGGGCAAAAATTAAACGAAGAATTTAGTAGTTTAGGAAGAAGTCCTAATCAATTTATTTTACGTCCTAAGAACACAGCAGATGGTGTATTCTATATTAGCTTACCATTAATACAAAAAGAACACGTAGTATTAATTGATAACAAGACAGTATTTGGTGATGTAATTTTTGATCAACAACCTGGTTACAGACAGGAAAGAATTAAAGTTTTAGGGTATAGGACAACAGAGTGGGACGGAAGTCTTAATATTCCAGGATTTACATATGATGATGCACAAGTTACAGATTGGGAATCTTGGACTGATTATGATATAGGTACAGTAGTAAAAAATAAAGAATTTTATTATAGTGCTCCTAACAAAATTTCAGGTACAGAAACATTTGATGCATCTAAATGGAATATATTAACAGAAAAGCCCGAAGGTGGTTTATTTGCAAACTTTGAATATAAAACAAATCAATTTGCAGATTTTTACGATTTAGATAGTGACAACTTTGATACCGAACAGCAAAAACATGCACAACATTTAATAGGTTATCAAAAGCGTCAATACTTAGAAAATATTGTAAATGATGATGTTAGTCAGTATAAATTTTACCAAGGATTTATTCAAGATAAAGGCACAAAAAATGCTTTGACAAAATTATTTGATGCTTTAGCTAGTGACAATAAAGATAGTTTAGAATTTTTTGAAGAATGGGCTATCAAAGATGGACAATACGGTGCATCTGAAGGATTTGATGATGTTATATTTAAATTAGATGAAAGTAAATTTAGATTAACACCGCAGCCTATACAACTTGTAAATTCTGTCACAGGCAATGAAACAGATTTAATCTACAGAATTAGACCATATGAAGTTTATCAAAAATCTAAAAATTATGATCATTCTCCTTTTCCAGGAAAGTATGTTTTTGATTCCTATACAAAAAATGCAGGATACGTCAATCAACAAGATGTTAGAGGAATAGTTACAAATTACTCTAACATTTTAGACTTTAACTTTGTAGACATTGCCAAAAATAGTTATATTTGGGTCGGCAACGAAAATAACAATTGGAACGTATACAAACATGTTGACACTGAATATACTGTAGAAAAAATAGATAAAGGTACTGACACATTCAAAATATATCTAACCTCAAATGCTAATAATCTTAGCAAAGGCGAAATAATTGGATTACATAGTGTATATGATTTTGTAGAATCTTTTGAAGATAGCACTGTAGAAAATGTAAAAACAACAAAATATGACTTTAGTAGTTTTTATGAGATACAAGATGTTACTAATAACATTTTAACATTAAAAACAAGCAATCCTGTATTAGAAGATATACCTCAGTGTTTAGGTAGTTTAACTAAATTTATGTCTGTGAGAGCTTTGAATGTTTCAGAAGCAAATAGTATTGCACAAAATAAATTATCAGGACAAGATTTATTATGGATTGATAATGTCACAGAAAATAATGAATGGGCAGTATATAAAAATTCTAATAACTTTAGCGAACAACACCGTATTCACAATACTGATTCAGGAACTGGTTTTGATTACGGCAAAGCAATAGCATCTGATGATAGAAATACTACATTGTTGATAGGTGCTCCGGAAAATGCTGACGGAAAAGTTTATGTATATAATAGACCAACAGACAAATTAACTTATACATTGACACAAGTGCTTGAACCTTTTGGTTGGGGCGATGCAGGAGAAAAATTTGGCGCTAGTGTAGCACTAAGTCCGGACGGACAATATGCTATTGTAGGTTCACCTAATGCATCAAATGTCAAAACAAAATACGCTGGTGATTTTGTAGACACACAAAATTACGGAAAAAATAGTATTGTAAGAAAAGATGAACAACTATGGCGAGCAGTGGTTGATATATCTGGAGCCACAGATAATATTGAATTTAGTAGTTTTAATTCTGTAGCACAAACTATAGAACAATTAAATTTACAAACTAATAACAATTATAATATTCCTGTATTGCTTGTTGGTAACTATGCAATAGATCCAAACAACAATCAATATGCTTTTAATAATATTCCTACAAGCCATATTTTAATAAGAGCTCCTAAGGTGCAATATGACGGAAGTGGTATTAATGATCAAATAAAAATTGCTTGGAATACAATAACGTATGCTAACCAAGATCTAAACGCACTAGAAGCAAGAGCTCCATTTAGCGGCGATCATTCACCTATAACAGATGCATTCTTAAGTTTAGAACATACGATACAAAGAAAAATTGACGCTGTACTCTATATAAATGAAACTATTGTTACACCTGATATTGGAGATACTGTAAGGACTGGTACTGCTCAAGGAACTGTAGATTATATCGCAGAAGACGGTGCAGAAACGATACTATATATAAGGGATTTAAACGGATCATTTAATTCTGCAGATAGTTTGTTTAGAATTGATGGAGACTTTGTTGGTGAATTTATTAGACAAGCACCAGATGACACTGTTGATACTGAAGGTGTTTGGGGAGGTTTTTGGTGGATAGATACACCTCAGTATACTCCTACAGACCAAACAACAAATATAGACAAAGGTTTAGGCATTGTTTATTACGATGTTATAAGTGATAGTACACCTACAGGCAGATATTATTATAACAGTTTAGATTATGCTACCACAGACATTAGTAGTTTAAACATACAAAATAGTTTAATTAGAACATTAACGTATAGAGGATTACCAGGTGCAGGCGGAAGTAATAGTACGTTCTTAAGTGATCTATATGTAATGAGAGCACCAAAAGCACTAACTGATTTAATATCAGCAGGTGATACTGTAAGTGTTTATGTAAACCAATTACCTCAGTATACAACAGGTGATCTTAAGGATCTTACAACTATAGGACTTACTACAACAGTTACAAATACCTCTAGACAAGTTTATGATGTTTGGGATGGATATATTAATTTTGATTTTACAAAATTTGATGTAGAAGGAAATCCATTCGAACCAAGAGTTGGAGATATCGTAGAGGATTTGACCACAGGTGCTCAAGCTGAAGTTACTTTTTATCAAAGAGATTCTTTAGCCGCAACAATTTTTGTAAAAAATGTTACAAATAATTTTAGTGTTGGTAATGATTACGGACAAAACTCTGAAATCAAATTTTTAGGCACCCCCGGAGACCCAGACATTAATTATCAAGTTGATCGTGTAATGGGTGATATTCAAAGTGTAAGTTTAGGTTATACTCCTGCTGGCATTGGCAAATTATTGGTTTTCGAAGCACCAGCAGATATTTTGCTAAGTGCAGAACAAGAATTAATAGATATTGAGTATTGGATGTATCAAGAAGGCACAGTTTTAGGTATTCCAAGATTAGCTAATATTCCTTCTAGCGTTAATAACGAATGGGAAAATGTTTTTAAAATTCCTGCTGAATCAACAGGCACTGCAAGCGGATTGGCTAACGAAGGATTATATAATATCTATAGTAGAGCCGCGCCAGGAAGATATGACCCTATAGGGTCATATACAGTACCAGAAAAACAAGCAAACTTCTATCTAGGATCGAATGTTAAAATAACAAAAAATAATGATTTGTATAGATTAATGGTACATGCTAAAGGCACTGAAACACAATCCAATCCCGGAAGAATTTATTTTATAAAAACCGGAGAAGAAAACGGAAACACATATACTTGGGAATACGCAAAAAATAAAAATTACAAAGGGTCATTTAATGAGTCGGTAAACTATTTCACAGGAGATATAGTCTACAGAGAAAATCCTGCGGTTACAGGCACAGGTGTGCTTTATAGTGCTAAAACTAATCTTGCACCAGGTGTTTTTAATCCTATTGACTGGAATGTTAACGACAGTCTAGTAGATTATGTTGGATATATTCCTAATAATACAGGAAATAGTGTTGTAAATGACAGTACAGATGGAAGCACAGTACTAGACCAACAGTTGTTATCTGCATTTGGTGGCGAATTTGATGTCAATAAACTTGGAGATGTAATTGTTACTACAGCGTTGTATGATAGTTCAAAACCTAACTTAATTGTTGTATACAGATTGAACAATGGATTCTTTGAAAGAGGACAACAAATACCAGCACCTGATACTACAAGCGGATTTGGACATGACGTAGCAATATCTGATGATGGCATGTATATTGCTGTATCTGCACCGTTCAATGATGATTATAAACAAGACCAAGGAAAAGTATTTATTTACAAGCAAACTAATGGTGTGTTTGAATTATTCCAAGAGTTGCGTAGTCCTAATGATGAACGTGCAGAAAAATTTGGTTGGCGTTTACAATATGATGGAAATAAATTACATGTTACATCAAGAAATGCAGATAGTATCAAGAAAACATCCTTTGACGGCTCAAGTTTAGGTAATGACAAACCTCAACTTACTTTTGATGGTTCATTTACAGAATTTGTTGAATATGAAAGTGACACTGGTGTAATTTATGTTTATGAAAAAACTGCACAAGGAATGTTGTATGCACAAACCGTGCAGATCCCAGATTCTGATGTAAACACATTTGGTAGAAACATTTTTGCAAAAAACAATCATTTGTATGTAGGCTTGCCAAACAAAATTGTTGATAACAGAGAAGGGCAAATTATTGACTTTAGCATGACAAACAATGTTTCAATGTGGACAGTTCACAGATCCTCTAACGAAACAGTTGATATTGACAAAATTAAAAAGATATTTTTGTATGATACAAAACAAAATGAATTACTTACATACTTAGATTATATTGATCCAATACAAGGAAAAGTTGCAGGACCAGCCGAACAAGAGTTAACCTATAAAACATATTACGATCCAGCAGTTTATTCTGCAAGCAGAGATACAAGAGCATCAAGAGATACAACATCATCATGGGGTCCTGAAAGAGTCGGTGAAGTTTGGTGGAACCTGACTAATGCTAAATTTTACAATGCATATCAAGGATCTATAGAATATGCAACTAACAATTGGAACAATGTTTTCCAAGGGAACACTATAGATATTTACGAATGGGTAGAATCTGATGTTGTTCCTAGTGTGTACGATACTGAAGCAGATACAGAAACGGGATTTGCAAAAGGTTACAGTGGACAAAGTTTGTACGGAGATAATGCATATAGCACAAGAAAGGTATATGATGATGTATCTCAAAGTTTCAAAACTTATTATTATTTCTGGGTAAGTGAAAGAACTATAGTTCCTGATGCAGAATTTAGAAATATTAGTATTAAAGAAGTTAGAGAATATATTGAAGATCCTTTAACAAAAGGTCATCAGTTTGTTTCTTTGATAAGTCCAGAAAAATTTGTTCTTAACAATTGTGACGGATTAATTAAAGGTACAGATACTGCTCTTAATGTACAGTTTTGGACTATTAAAAATCAACAACAAAATATTCACAATCAGTACCAAATTGTAAGTGAAGGTTTGGAAACAAGCCAACCAAATCCAGACATAGTTAAAAAATGGTTTGACAGTTTGATAGGTTATGATGCACAGGGTAGAGTTGTACCAGATCCTAATCTAAGCGAAAAAGAAAAATATGGAACGCTTTATAGACCAAGACAAGGTTGGTTTAAGAATAAATCTGAAGCACTAAAACAATTTATAGAACGTGTGAATTTAAAACTGAAAGAAAACATAATTGTAGATGACAAAAGTTTAAGTGCTATAGATAGTCAACAACCTATCCTTACAACTGCAAGTGGATTGTATGATGTTCAAATTGCAACATTAAATGATATTTCTACAATTGGTACAAATACTTTAAAAACTGCAATACTTACACCTGTAATTGTTGACGGAAAAATAATTGAGGTTGTAATTTCCGATCCAGGTAAAGGATATAGAAATGCTCCTACTGTTACTGTAGCAGGAGCAGGAACAGGCGCAGAGATTTCTACAGCAATAGATTCTGCAGGAAAAATAATATCTGTAACTATAGACGAACCAGGACAAAATTACAATCAAAATACTACTCTTACTGTAAGAAATTTTGCAGTTCTAGTCACTAACGATGAAACACTACAAGGTAAATGGAGTTTATACGAGCGTCAGATACAAGATAGTAAATGGAATAGAATTCAAAGTCAATCTTATAACACCACTTTGTTCTGGGAATATGTTGACTGGTATGCTACAGGATATAACAGTAGCACAGATATAGATTATCTAATAGACAACAGTTACCAACTTACTAGCCTAGATAATCCTATAGGATCAATTGTCAAAATTTCTAACATAGGATCCGGTGGTTGGTTATTAATTGAAAAACAATTTGATTTTGATACCGAAGATTATACTCAAAATTACAAAACAGTTGGACGCGAAAATGGTACAATACAATTTAAAAATACTTTGTATGATACTGCGGCTGGTTACACAGGTTTTGACACAATTAGTTTCGATACAAAAATATTTGACAGTGAACCTATAACTGAATTAAGAATTATACTTGAATCTATTAGAGATGATTTATTAATAGATGAGCTACTTGTAGAATTTAATAAACTGTTTTTCGCAGGGTTAAGATATGTATTTTCTGAACAAACTTATGTTGACTGGGCATTTAAAACTAGCTTTATAAAAGCAAAGCATAATGTTGGAAAATTGCGCGAAGATATAACATTTAACAATGATAATCTTCCTAGTTACGAATCATATGTAAAAGAAGTAAAACCATTTACAACAAAAATTAGAGAATATCTAAGTTCTTACGAAGGACTAGACGGAACACAAACAGTAACAACAGATTTTGATTTGCCTCCTTCATATAATACAATTGAAGGTAAGATACTTCCACAAAATGTGAAAGTAAAAGACAACATATTAATTGGAACAAACAGCGATTTAGAAACTTATCCTAATAAAAATTGGTTAGAAAATAGTTCCTATTCGGTCATATCAGTTAAGCCAGTTGATCAAGGAGAAGGTTATAGGCTTCCTCCAGAGTTAACTGTTGTAGGAGGAGGCGGTTCAGGCACAGTTCTAAAAAGTTATCTTGGAGCAAAAGGAAACGTTGTAAAGGTAGATGTACTAGTAAAAGGAAGTGGTTATTATTCTGCACCTACTATCGAAGTAAACGGAAATTTACTTGATACAGGAAGACATGCAACATTTAGTGTTCAACTAGGTGATAATCCTGTGAGGGGAATAACAACTACTATGAAATTTGATAGAACTACAGGAACTTATGTTTACACTTCTATTGATAAAACAGAAACATTCACAGCATCAGGCTCACAATTCCAATTTGATTTAAAATGGCCTGTAGATTTAAAAATTACAGATGTATCAGTAACAAAAAACAATTTAGAGCAACTTAGCAATGAATATACATTTTATAATGTTTTAGATGAAGATGCGGAATATGAAAGATATTATGGTAGAATTGAGTTTGATACTAAACCTAATATAAATGACGTAATTGTTGTAACATACAAAATATCACCTGATTTATTCCAAGCACAAGATAGAATCAATCAATTATATTCTCCAGGCTTAGGTCAACCTGGCAAAGAATTAGGTCAGCTGATGAGCGGTATAGACTATGGCGGAGTAGAAGTAAAAAGTTTTGGATTTACACAAGGACAAGGTTGGGATTCAGATAACTGGTTTGAATCAACTTGGGATAGTTATGATAACACCTATGAAGATGAGATATTTGAGTTTGATGGCTCAACAACAGTTATAGAATTAAACAAAGCTCTTGAATCTGGTGTGGAATATCATGTTTACAAGAATAATGTAAGATTAGATGATCCTAACTACGACGGAAGCACTGTTACTTCAAACCCAAATGCAATTATGCGAAGTTTGATTGGAGATGGTGTTACTAAAACAATGTATCTAGATGATTTCAAAGTTCAAACATATGATGAATCAGGAAATAATACAGGTGTAGTAATACAGGTAACAGACGGTGATGTTTTAGTTATTAGAAAATCAACTAGTGATGGTACATTTTTACCAAACGAGCAAACATATGATAGCATATTGCAAGGTGGAAACCTAAATTATTCTACAGCAACAGGTTTAGCAAGTGGAGACATCAGGATAGACGGTGATGGTTTTGTAACTCCTACCACAAGTGCTGGTCCTGAAGAACAGGTTCCAGGACAGATTTTAGATACAGTAGATATCCAAGTTTATGAAAAACCAAAAGGAGGTTCAAGCACATTTACTTCTATGGTATACGAAACAGATGGTTCAACTCTACGCTATAAAATAGGCACTACCCCTATTGCTAATGAAAACGTATTTGTAAAAATAGATGCAAATATTGTAACAGATTATACTATTGATTATTCTACAAGTGAAATTGTATTTGCAAGTGCGCCGAACGCTAATAGTATGTTGAACATTGTTACTATGGATGTAAGCGGTAATAAAATTTTAGATATAGACAATATTACTGCTGACGGTAGCACAGTTAGATTTATAACTTCAGTAAGATATGCAAGTAATTTACAATCTATTGTTACACTAAATGGCGAACCTGTTAATAATGCATTTGCTGAAAGCGAAGAATCTGATGGTATTGCAGGTAATGTGGTTATTAGATTTGGTACACCTCCTACACCAGGAAGTGTTATACGTTATGTGATTTTTGAAGCAAATGAAGATGTAAAAAATTACAGTGAAGTTAATATACAGAATATTGTAGCAGATGGAAGTACAACAACGTATAATCTTTCTACAACTCCGGGAGTTGCGGAACCTGCCTCATACAAAACTATAGTTAAAGTAGGTAACAACATATTAAATGCAGGATATACTAAGAGATATATTACAACGTCTACAAAACTAGAATATGAAGTTGATGACTTCCAATTTCCTCCTGGTACGTTGACAAAAAATAAAATAAGACTTTACCTAAACGGAAAAGAATTAGATGAAAGTCTGTATAATCTTGTTGTAAGCACAACAACAATTATTAGATTAAGAACAAATGTACAGCAACAGGATGGAGATAAATTAGATTTCTATGTACTAGATGATGGAGAATACAGATTTGGATATTTTGAACAAGCAACTGGTATTTTTGTAAGCACTCCTAATCAAATACATTTTGATAATACATACGCAGAAGATACAAACATAACAATTTACCATTTTACCAATCACGATTGGCAAGATATACAACGTTTGGAATTTGATGTTGTAGATAGAATAACTCTAACACCAGGTACTGAACAGTATATTAGATATTTACAAATACAAAATGGATTAATTGCATTAAATTCACCAGCAGTTGATGCACAATACCTTTGGGTTACGATAAACGGTGAACTTTTGATACCTAGTGTAAATTATTATGTAACTGATAACAAACGTTATGTGAAAATAATCAGTGAAATTTCTCAAAATGATGTTGTTCAAGTGATACACTTCGCAGGAAGCACTACAAAAAATAGATTTGGTTGGAGTCAATTCAAAGATATGATGAACAAAACACATTATAAAAGGATCACTGATTCTGATAATGTTACATTAGCAAAAGATTTGCATGAATATGATCAAACTATAACTGTTATTAACGGACAAAATTTACCTTCTCCACCAGCAGGTTCAAGACAGCCTGCGGTAATATTCATTGAGGGTGAGCGTATAGAATATTTTGTAAGAAACGATGATGTAATCAGTCAATTTAGAAGAGGTACTTTAGGTACAGGAGTCAAATCTGTATATCCGGCAGATACAAAAGTGTTTGATTCAGGACCAGAAAACCAAATGCCATATAAAGACGAAACACTTACTACTATATTCACAGCAGATGGCACTTCGACAACATATGAATTAGATTTTACACCTAATAGTGTAAACGATTTTGAAGTTTTTGTAGCAGGAAAAAGGTTAAGAAAAAACAGTATAAGTAGCTACAAATTTAATGATGGTCCTATTGCACTTGATAGCCCAGAGGGGGACGAGACTCTAGCACCTGAATTTACAATTAGCAGTAATAATTTAGTATTATTAAATGCTCCAATACTTAATACAAAGATAATTGTTGTAAGAAAACAAGGAAAAATATGGACAGATCCAGGCACAGCATTGGTAGATAGCGATTCAGACATTGCTAAATTCTTACGTGCCGCAACAGTTGACTTACCGCGATAAATACAACAGCAGGATGGTATAAACTATGACAGATAAAATAAACGAACAAAGCGGTGTGCTACTACAAGGACACATAAAGATTCACAACCCAGAATCTGGCGAAGTTTTAGTTGACAAACGCAATGCTATTCATTATGAAAATATGAGTATAAGCCTTGCAGAAAGTCTAGGAAACGGTGGTACAGGTTGGATTTATGAAATGGGGTTTGGTAATGGAGGAACAAGTGTAGATCCTACAGGGATTATCACATATCTCACACCTAATTCAACTGGCACAAACGCAAGTTTGTACAATGAAACATTTACAAAAATTGTAGATGACAGAAGTGTTAACAATTTAGATCCTGCTAGAAACAAAATTGAAACACGTCATGTTAGCGGAACCAACTATACGGATATATTAGTCACTTGTTTATTAGATTATGGCGAACCAACAGGTCAAGATGCTTTTGATACTGCTTCAGATCAAAATAATTTATATGTATTTGATGAATTAGGCCTCAAAGCATATAGCTCTTCTGGTTCGGGAAGACTACTTACACATGTTATTTTCCATCCTGTGCAAAAATCATTAAACAGACTAATACAAATTGATTATACTGTTAGGGTGCAAAGTTTAACAGGATTTAACGAAGGATAATTAGATGTCATATACTATAAATTTTACAAATAGTGCTGATAAAGATCCGATAGTTATTGAAGACGGCACTATAAACAGATCTACAAGCATTGGGTTTCCAGGAAGAAGTAGCACAGGTTACGGACAAGTAATTGCAGAAGACCTACTCCATTTATTAGAAAATTTTGCAAGTCCTACAGAACCTAGTAATGCTGTTGAAGGACAGTTGTGGTATAATAGTTCTAGCGGTCAATTACTAGTATATGATGGAACAATATGGGTACCATCAGGCGGACTTAAGAAAAGCACTACACAACCGGATACAACAGAAGCAGTTGATGGAGATTTATGGGTAAACATTGACTCTCAACAATTATATTTGTTTTCAGGATCAAACTGGGTTTTAGTAGGTCCTGAATTTAGCCAAGGTCTAACAACAGGTACTAGACCTGCGACAATTACAGGTCAAGATAACGTAGACTATACTGTAATACAAATTGAAGTGAATGCAAACGTTGTTGGAATAATTGCTTTCAACGAATTTACTCCTAAGGCAACTGTATCAGGATTTACAACAATTAAACCAGGTATAAACTTAGCCAATAGAGACACCGATGGTGATGGAATAAACAATGTAAAATTTTATGGTATTGCTGAACGTGCTGAAAATTTAATTATAAACGACTTACCAGTTCCTGCGGCAAACTTTTTAAGAGGTGATGCTGAATCAACTACAACTTTTCCTATAAACATTCAAAATAATACAGGATTAAGTTACGGAATAAACGGTGAACTTAATATTGGTATTGAAGGTAGTGCAGGTGTTATACAACATAACATTGAAGGTTCTAACATTGACATGCGTGTAAGAAACGCAGGGTCTAGTAACACAGTATTAAGAGTTGATTCAAGTTTGAGAGTAGGAATAAACAACGAAGCTCCAGATGAAGCATTAGATATTACAGGAAATGTTCTTGCAAGTGGAACAATCAAAACAAATGATGTTACTGAAAGTTCTAACATTGGTAACGGTAGTATTGTTGCAAAAGGCGGCGTTGGTGTAGCAAAAAGTTTAAATGTTGGCGAAAACATAACTGTACAAAAAGGTATTACTTTAGGTAATAATAACCTTACTGTTGATTCAGCAGATAGTGATCTTATAATGCCAGATCTTAACAACACAAGAAACATTGGTAGTTCTGCTAATAAATGGCGTAAAATTTATGCAACAACATTTATTGGAAACTTAGAAGGTGAAGTATTAGGTAACATCACAGGTAAAGCAGGTAGAGCTGATAAGCTAACAAGTTCAACTACTTTTAGATTAACTGGTGATGTTGAAACTGTTGAACAAGTTTTTGACGGACAAGACGGAGGTAGTTTAAAAGAATTTGATCTTAGTATTAAAAACACTATCATTTCAAGCAAAACACAAGTTACTGATAGTTTGTCCAACGATGAATTCATTATTGATAGAATAAGTGGACAAAGCACAGGACTTCGCAGAATAAGTAGACAAACATTATTCCAAAATATTTCAGGATTAACACCTATTGGTAGTATTATGCCATATGCAGGTAACGTAGAACCTACAGGATGGAAATTTTGTAATGGACAAGAATTAAGCACAGGTACATATAATACATTATTTCAATTGTTAGGTTACAATTATAAACCGCAAGGCGATGTTTCCCCCGGACAATTTGGACTACCAGATCTAAGAGGTAGATTTCCATTAGGTAGTTTAACTATGGGCGGCACAAATCCGCCAGTTGCTGAACCTAACATAGCAACAGTTACTGGTACTATATCTGGACCAACTGTGACAGCTTTTGATGCTTTTAGTATCAATGGCACAACTATTAATTTAACTGGCACTGATCTTGCAAGTGTTATAACAGATATCACAAATGCAAATATAACTGGTATATCTGCATCAAACAATGGTAACAACCAATTACAAATCACAGGTACTAATGTAAATATTGTACTAGTAGATGTAGCAAATACACCATTAGCTGATTTAGGACTTTTAGCTGGCACAACTATAACAGTAAAAAGTGCTGATACTAGAGCAAGAGGCGGTAATACAACTGTACTTGGTGCTGTAGACGGATCAGATGATGTTACAATTAATTTAGAAAACTTACCTGAACACGAACACGATTTAAAAGCACAAAACGGTGTGCAGTTTAGTGCTATAAGAGCAGTTGATGGTAGAGGCGGAGACTTGCCTAGCGATGCACAAACTAGTAGTATTCAAACTGGTGCAGACAAAGTTTCACAGACAATTAACAAAAGTGGAGGTGTTGATATTCCTGCAGGAAGTTCATTTAGTGCAGTAGGTGAATCAATGGATATTATGAATCCATACCAAACTATAAATTACATTATATATACTGGAGTAGTAGCATGAGTTATAAACTGAATAAAACAGATGGATCTTTGCTTGTTGAACTACAAGACGGTATAATTGATGATACTAGTTCAGACCTAACACTTGTTGGAAGAAATTACAAAGGATTTGGAGAATTTCTAAACGAAAATTATATTAAATTATTAGAAAATTTTGCAAGCTCATCAGCACCATCAAATCCTATCATGGGACAATTATGGTATGATAAAACCAGCCAACGATTAAAAATTTACAATGGCGAAGCATTCCGTGTTGCAGGCGGACCTGTAATAAGTGCTACACAGCCAAATATGATAGCAGGCGATCTATGGATTGATAACGATCAAAATAAACTTTACTTTTTTGATGGCACAGATGTAGTCCTTGTAGGACCAAATTACAGCAGTACGCAAGGTAAAACAACCTACGAAGCAGTTACTATGGTTGACACTTCAGGACAAACTAGAGCAGTTCTTGCTCAATATTTGCAAGGTACATTAGTTGGTATACACAGTAAAAATGAATTTACTCCTCGAAATGAAGATGTCTTGCTTCCTTATGCGGCTGGTAGAGTAATTAAAGTAGGATTCAATCCGCTATACAAAACAGACAACGGAGATAATATTGCATATCGTTGGCATGGTATTGCAGAAACAGCAGAAAACCTAATAGACGGAACAGGAAATAATTATTCGCCTACAGATTTTGTAAGGACTAACGAAAGAAATAGTCAAAATTTGATTGTTGACCAAACAATGGACGGCGGATTGTTTGTCAAAGGAGAAACAGGATTAAAAGTTGGTTACGGAGATACACAATACGGTGTATTTAAAGTTTTAAGCACAGATACAAAAACAGTGATAGATGTGGTACAACAAAATAAAGATTTTGCTATTAGACGTAAAGTTGGAAACGACCAAATTGAATTTTTCACTTTTGATGCAACTAACAGCAAAATAGGTTTGTTTCAAACTACACCAACTGTAGAATTAGATGTCCTAGGCGACGGAAAATTTTCAGGAGATTTAACAGTTGAAGGAAACCTTTCTATAACTGGTACTACATTTGCTGTTGACACAGAACAAATGCGTATCAAAGATCCTCAAATTAATTTAGGTGTATCAGAAGATTCAACAGAACTTACAGATGCACAAGTCGACGGCGGCGGATTTGTTATTAATAGTTTAAATGGTAGTAAAGATTTTATTTGGCGTAGTGCTACAGGCAATTTTACAAGTAATCAAAATATTGACCTTGAGTTAGGAAAGTCATATAGAATAAACAATAACAATGTTTTAACTGCCAACACATTAGGAAGCGGAGTAATAAACAGTTCGTTAACTAGTGTAGGAACATTAGGCACATTAACTGTATCCGGAAATGCGGCAGTAGGTAGCATTAGTTCACCAGGAGCATTAAATATTAGTTCAACTGGTGATATAACAATAAATTCTCAAAAAATTACAGGCGTTTCTGATCCAACTGTTGCCGCTGATGTTGCAAACAAAGGATATGTTGATAATACTGTTGCTATAGAAAATATTGCGTTTGCACTTGATATTACAGGTTTTTCAACACCTGATCCAGCAGGAACAGCAAGCGGTCCGATAACAGATGTTAAGAATGTTCTTGATAGTATCTATCCTGCAGGAGCAGATGCAAACGGCAAACAGGCAAAAATACATTGTACTTCATATGCCTCTGCAACAGTAAGTGGAATTATTATTTCTGTAGGTACTTCACCAGATGCAACAAAGACATTACAAAAATCTAGTATTGCAGTTGACTCTGCAGGTACTCAAAACCAAACAGTAATACAGGATATTACTGCAACAAACACTGCTTCAGGTACAGTATCACTTACTCCTGGCAGATACACAATGACATTCACAATAACAGGGGGCGTGTGGACGCACAATAGCACAGTAGCATATCCGTAAGGATATGATAAATACTTGCAACAAGGGGTTTATAAATGGCGTATACAATTAACAAATATGATACTACCCAGCTTACAGTAGTTCAAGACGGTACTATTGACCAAACTACCGACATAAAACTTGTTGGTAAAAACTATGCAGGGTATGGTGAAATACAAAACGAAAATTTTGTATTTTTATTAGAAAACTTTGCTGGCGCAAATCAACCACCAAGGGCAATAAGAGGCCAAGTTTGGTTTGATAGTGCAAACAGCAAATTGAAGTTTTATGATGGTGATAAATGGCGTACAACAGGAGGTGCAGAAATTAGTGCATCTGCTCCTGCAGGTTTATCAACTGGTGATTTTTGGTGGGACACAACAAACCAACAGCTATATGCATACAACGGAACAGACTTTGTACTAGTAGGACCCCAAGATGCTGGATCAGGCATTACACAGATGCAAAGTAAAACAGTACGTGATGTAGGCAGTGTAAGTAGAAGTGTTATTGCCGCAACAGTAAACGACGAAGTCATATTTATTATAAGCCCAGTAGAATTTACAATTGACAGTACAGACGCAGAAAACGCTATTTCGGGATTTGATGTAGTAAGACAGGGTGTAACACTTAAAAATACGCAAAGTGCTACAGCAGGTGTAACAAGCACAGATCACCAATTCCATGGTACTGCCTCAAATGCTTTAAGATTAGGCGGCGTAGAAGCAAGTAGTTTTGTTAGAGCAAGTGTTGGTACTCCTACAGTATTCACAGAAATTACAAATTTCCAAACAGATGCAGGTATAGCAATTGGTGCTGGACTAGATTTAAAACTGTTTATTGAAAACGATAACGAAGGCGTTATTCAAAACTCGCAAGGTGATGAAATTAAATTCCGCGTAAAAGAATCAGGCGGAGCCAGTGTAAATGTAGTAGATATACGTCCTGGTGCAGTATTACCAGGAATTCAAAGCACTGGTCCAACCGTTTACAAATCAATTGATTTAGGATCTTCGGCGGCCGCATTTAACGACATACATGCAGGAAACATTTACGGAACTTCGGAAAAAGCATCGGCACTTATAGTAGGTGGTAATGCAAGAAATGGCTCAGTTGATAGCAGTGGCACAGGTACAGGAAATACTGTTGCTGTTAGAGATGGATCTGGTAACTTAAATGCAGTTTTATTCCAAGGTACTGCTACAAGTGCAAGGTATGCAGACTTAGCTGAAAAGTATACAACCGATCAAGAATACCCTGTCGGCACAGCAATGTGTGTAGGTGGCGATGAAGAAACAACAGCATGTAGAGCAAGTTGCATGTGTATAGGTGTTATATCAGCAGAACCAGCATACTTAATGAACAGTGATGCAGAAGGACAAGCAATTGGACTTAAAGGTCGTGTTCCTGTAAGAGTAAAAGGAACAGTGAAAAAAGGCGATCCAATTTACGCATGGGCAGATGGTATTTGCTCAACAGTTGCAACAAGCGCACTTGTTGGTGTTGCATTAGAAGCAAGCGATTCAGAAGAAGAAAAATTAATAGAGTGTGTACTTAAGGTATAAATAACTACGTACTTTAAAAAGGATAGAAAATGGCAGTAACAGTCGGACAAACCATAGGGGAAACAGAATATACTACATTACGTAGTACAATGCAGACAGTAATGGGAACACCTTCCGGTACAGGAACTGGGGCGGCAGGATATTTGCAAACAACTACTGCACCTTCAGTTAGTCCAGGAGACACTATTACAGCCGCACAGTGGAACGCACTTAAAGAAGATATTTCAAAAGCATACACACACCAAGTAGGATCAGCACCAAGCGGACCAGCACTGGTGACTGTTGATACTGACACTGGCATTACAGCTCAAATACATAATGATTACGAAACTGTAGCAAACTTTATTTCAAATGCTTCTAATAGATTTTTATTAGCGGCAGGACAAAGCACAACAACATCTGCTAGATCAAGAACAGCAACAAACTGGAATGGCACAATTATACACGATGTAACGTTTACTTGGACTAACGAAAATAATGCCAAAGCATTTTTTAACGCTGGCGGCGTAATTAGATGTTCGTCAACCCTTTCATACACAGGTAGTGAAGCAAAAACCCTACAATGGAAAAACATGCTTTCAGATTCTAGTGTTATTGGTATTAATTATGTAGACGGTTACAAGTACACAGGTACATCGGGTACTATTGATAATAATGATGGATACTACGATTTAACTACAACAGCATCTAACATTTATACACAAGATAATGCCGCAAACCCATATTCAGAAAACAGGTACAAAGTAGAAGCTCGAAAAATTACTAACGGATTGCGTGTTAGAATGATTTACGAAGACAATGATGCAGGTGATAAAACTGGAACAGGACCGGCTGTTGACGAAAATGTTCAAGGCACGTTGACAAGCGAATTTTCATATATTCGTGCTACAGGATCTAATGTTTCTGTAAATGCACCATCAATTGGCACAGGCGCAACAAATACTTTCACATAAGACTTGACAAATTGGTAAAATTGTTATATACTTTATGCGTATATACAAGGAGTTCCAATGGACGAAAGACTAGAAAAAGCATTAGAATTTTCTAAATTTGTTGAGACACAAAACAATCAAAAAACTATTTTTTTGAATCAATTCAAAGAAAATCTAATACACTATACCCATGGACATAAATTTACAGCAACTCAACAGCTGATTACATTTGTATCTGTGATTGTTGAATCAGGAGAAGACACTGCAATCATTCTAGATGACAATAACCTACCTGTTCTTATTGAAGATTTAAAAGGCTTTATGAGAGAATTAGTTGGTGTATATGTTTTTGCATCACGAAAATATGCTAAAGATTACAACGATATCAAGACGCATAGATCAGTTGAAGGGCTAACAAATTTATGACAAATGGTGTATTGCTATTTGCATTCAACAACGAAACTATTGATTATGTAAAACAGGCTGTTTACTGTGCTAAACAGATTAAGCGGCATCTTGACTTGCCTGTACAAATAGTAACAAACGCTGTAGATTACATCGAAACAGAATTTCCTTTTTATAAAAAATATATAGAACACGTTACTTATTCACCCGCCCCGGTTGGAGCGTCAAAGACTTTTTATGATGGCATTTATCATAATAAAAAATTGACCTGGAAAAATAGCCTTCGTGATAGTGCTTATGATTTAACATTATTTGATAAAACACTTGTATTAGATACAGATTTACTTGTAGGTAATAATAAATTGTTAAAATGTTTTAATACAAATGAAGATTTTATGATTGCCAAAGATTACAATATGGTTAATACTACAAAACAAATTGAAGGATTTGATAGGGTTAGTGATAGAACAATTCCAATGTATTGGGCAACCATACTTTATTTTACAAAAAGCAAAACAGCAAAAACGGTTTTTGATTTAGCGTCACACATACGAGAAAATTATAATTATTACAGACTTGTTTATGATATACAAGAAAGCAAGTTTCGAAATGATTTTGCATTTAGTATTGCTGTTCATATAATGCGTGGTTTTACAGAAACCACAGATTGGCCAATGCGATTACCTACAGACATGTGGGTAAGCACTGATAGAGATGTTTTGTTAGAAAATACTGATGGAACAGCAAGATTACTTGCACAACGCGATTACGACTATCTTCTAGTAAAACTAAACAATGCCACTTTACATGTTATGAATAAATTTAGTTTGAATAAAGTAATTACTGGAGAATTTGAAAATGAGTAGAGGGTACTTTGTTGTTGCACAGAATAATGCTAAAACAGATTATGTTAGACAAGCATACGCTCTTGCATTAAGTATATTGGCACAGTCGCCTGATGCTAACATTAGCGTCATGACCAACGATGATGTACCTACCAAATATAAAAAGGTTTTTGATCAGGTAATTGATATACCTTGGGGAGATTTATCAGAAGACTCAAAATGGAAAATTAACAACAGATGGAAAATATATCATAGAACGCCGTATAGGCAAACAACAGTATTTGATACTGACATGCTAGTTTTAGATAATTTAGATTATACGTGGACTAGTTTACAGCATGTGTCTTACCATTTTACTAAAGATGTACTTACTTACAGGCAAGAACCTGTAACATCACGTTACTATAGGAAAGCATTTGATGCAAACAATCTTCCTAATCCATATGTAGCAATGTTTCAGTTCAATAAATCAAATGAAACAAAAGAATTTTTTGTGTTACTAGAAATTATAATGAAAAATTGGAAAATTTTTTACAGTAAATATGCACCTAATAGTATGCAAAATTGGTGTAGTGTTGATATGTGTGCCGCTATAGCTCTAAAAATACTTGGTACTGCTAATATATCTGTAAATAATAACAACATGCTATCTTTTGTTCATTTAAAATCACATGCACAAAATTTGTCTAATCCTTTAATCAAATCCACTGACTTAACGTGTGATGTTGGAGATACAGGATTATTTTTAAATGGATACAAACAAAAAGGTGTGCTTCATTATGTTGATGATGAATTTTTGACAGATGAAATAATTGACTGGTTAGAGGAACAAGTGTAATGTTATATGTGCAATATGACGATGATGGAAGAATACTTTCTGTAACCAATGAATATGATCCAGCTATTTCAAGTTTAGAAGTTGACTTAGAGACTTATGAAGCATTCAGCAACGGAACAAGAATGTTAGCTGAATACCAAGTTGTTGAAGATTATCACCAAAAAGGAAAAATGCATCTTGTAAATGTAAATGTAGAGCAAGATGGTTATATTGATCAAGAAAAGGGAATTGTGTCAAAAAAAGATATTACAAAAGAAGGTATAATATTTGAACAACTCGACAAATGCTGGCACATACACAATCATTTGAGTGGTCCAATACCTACACTAATTAATTTAGGAACAGATTATTTTAGGGAATATTACATAGTAGAAGCACGTAATAGATTTGTGCTGTTAGATACTATTGTTATAGACATGAAAGAATTAGTTAACACAGACAAATTAGTTGTACAAGGACACTCTGCAGATAAAGAAGTAAGTATTGTGTGTTTTGAAAGTAGACTTAGACACAGACACAAGGTAGGAAAACAAAATGCGTATAATTGATTACGATATTATATATTTAAGTTATGACGAACCTAATGCAGAAAAAAATTATGCAGATTTGGTAAGCAAAGTTCCTTGGGCAAAACGTATACATGGAGTTGAAGGATCAGACGCGGCACACAAGGCTTGTGCAAAACTTGCAGAAACAGATAGATTTATCACTGTGGATGCAGACAATATTATTAATCCTAAGTTTTTAGAGCAAGAGTTAGACATACCTAAGGATAGTGACTTAGAGCACAGTGTTATTAGTTGGTGTGGTAGGAACATAATAAATGGACTGATGTATGGTAACGGCGGATTAAAATGTTGGCCAAAAGAATATGTATTAAACATGCGTACACATGAAAATGCAGACCCTGATAATCCTCAAGCACAAGTTGATTTTTGTTGGGATCTAAAGTACCTACAGCAAAATAGTTGTTATTCAGATGTGTATAACAATGCAACACCTCAGCAGGCCTGGAGAGCAGGGTTTCGTGAAGGTGTTAAGATGGCACTAGATCAAGGTGTGAAGCCAACAGTTGAAAACTTCTTACAAGGACATTGGAAAAATTTGCATAGACTTTGGATTTGGTTAATGATTGGCTCTGATGTTGAAAATGGTCTATGGGCTATCTACGGCGCAAGAGAAGGCTTAGTTAAAACAATGTTAACTGATTGGGATTATGTCAATGTAAGAGATTTTGAATATCTCAATAATTTATGGAAAGAAAAAGAATCTGTAGACTCTAAAATGTTATTAGAAGCAATAGAAATACTAGGTGCTTCATTAATAGATAATTTGGATATACCTATAGGACAAATGCCGTTAGACGAACAGCAAAGTAAATTTTTCAAAACAGTTTACCAAAATCCTAGCCGTAACCCTAAACAACAATTTGTGATTGATCCAGAATGATTGAATTTAAAGATATAAAAGATGAATTAGATCAAGTAGGGTGCGGATTTTGCCTTGCAAAATGGTCGCAGGTTACAATACATTTGGCATCAGGTATTAACCATAGTTGTCATCATGTTGCGGCTCATAAAATTCCGTTAGATGAACTTGCAAAAAATCCTAATGCTTTGCACAATACACAGTTTAAGAAAAATCAAAGACGTATGATGTTGAAAAATCAACGTCCGCCGGAGTGTGATTATTGTTGGAGAATAGAAGACAACACAAATGAGTATAGTGACAGGGTAATTAAGAGCAGTGCAAAGTGGAGTCAGATTGACAAAGAAAAAATTATTGCAAGTGATTGGATGGATGACATATATCCAAGGTATGTAGAAATAAGTTTTTCAAATGTATGTAATTTTAAATGTGCATATTGCGGCCCGCCTTTCAGTAGTAAGTGGGCAGAAGAAATAAAGCAACATGGATTTTACAAACTTAAAAGAAAACCCTACAATAGGATAAGAGAAGAAGAAGTTCCTATTCCTGAACGTGAAGAAAATCCTTATATTGATGCTTTTTGGAAATGGTTTCCTGAAGCTGTTAAGCATATGCTTGTGTTTAGAATAACAGGCGGTGAGCCTTTGCTTAGTAAACACACTAAAAAAGTTATTCAGTATCTTAGAGACAACCCACAACCTCAATTAGAATTTGCTATTAACACAAATGCTTGTCCACCAGATAAACTTTGGGAAGAATTTGTTGATAGTATACGCGAATTAGAAGAAAATAATTGTGTTAAAAATTTCCAACTTTATACAAGTGCTGAAAGTTTTGGAAAACAAGCAGAGTATGTTAGGTATGGAATGAATTTTAAACTTTTTGAAAAAAATCTAAAATATTTTATAAAAAATACACATAAAGCAAGAGTATTTTTTATGAGTGCATTTAACATATTAAGTTTACCAACACTTATTCCGTATTTGCGTTTTCTTGTGTCTATGAAAAGAATGAAAGAAAACACAGTGTTTGTAGATTGGGCGTATGTAAGGCATCCTGAATTTTTAGACATAAAGGTAGCAGATAAACAGTTGATAGAAAAATACTTAGAGCCTGCACTAGATTTTATGAAAGAACGTAAAAAGAACTCTAATAGATTTATGGATCACGAAATATGGAAACTAAAAAGGATATATGAAGACTGTTTGACTAACCTTTCTAGAGAAAATGATTATACACTTGAGTATTGTCAATTTTGGCAATTTGTAAATGAATATGACAAAAGGCGAGGCACAAATTTCTTAGAAACATTTCCTGAATTCAAGAATTTTTATAAAAAGTGTGGAGTATATGCCAATGTATGATATTGCTTTTATAAGTTATAATGAAAAAGAAGCTGATCAAAACTGGGAAAAATTATCAACAAAGTATCCTTATGCAAAACGCACACACGGAGTAAAAGGTATACACCAAGCACATATCGCCGCGGCAAATAAAGCAGTAACACCTATGGTATGGTTTGTAGATGCAGATGCTTATATAGAAGATGATTTTGATTTTAGTTATATCCCACCAAGGAAGGACCGTGATGCTGTACATGTTTGGCGTAGTCGTAACCCTATTAATGATTTAGTTTATGGATATGGTGGTGTTAAACTATTCCCAAGGATTGCAACTACAAAAGTGGATGTTAATAAACCTGACATGACTACAAGCATAAGTGAAAAATTTATAGCTATGCCTGAAATAAGCAATACCACTGCTTTTAATGTAGATCCATTTAGTACTTGGCGCAGTGCATTTAGGGAATGTGCAAAATTAGCAAGCAAAATAATTGATAGACAAAGGGAGGATGAAACAGATGAAAGACTCAAGACTTGGACAACCGTGGGACACGATAGAGAGTTTGGTGAATATGCGATTAGAGGTGCTCATGACGGTATGGAGTTTGGCCTTTCTAGGGGGTCTGATCTTCGGTTAATTAATGATTACAAATGGTTAAAGGAACAGTTTGATGAAAACCCAAGAATTATTAGATAGATACGAACTGTTATATCCGAAAAATACATATATTTCAGATTTACGCAGAGCATATATTGATAAAGATATCAGTAGTATATTTAGATTGCTTCCTGATACTGTTAACGGCACAAAAGATGATTTACGTAAAGCAGTTTTAGAAAACAATTTACACAGTATATTTAGATTATGCGAAAATGATAATTTAAGAAAATTATTGCTTGAAGATAATGTTTGGAAGCTCTGGCCGTTACTTGAAAAATATGTGGACACCCATTTTACCTCAGCATTCAAAAGATTTTTTGCAGAGAATATTAAAATTAACAATCATTGTTTTAGCAGAGGTCAACTACAAAGTAAATTATGGTTAATCGAGGAACTCGAGAACACAGGAGTTGATCTTGGTACTGTGTTTATTTGTGCAGGATGGTATGCTACACTTGCTACTATGATTTTTGAAAGCAATATGAACGTAGAAAAAATACGTAGCTTTGACATTGACTCAAGTTGTGCTGGAGTTGCTGAAATATTTAACAAACCTTGGGTAAAGGATGATTGGCAATTTAAAGCATGTACACAGGATATAATGGAAATTGAATGGCAAGGACATAACTATCCTGTTAAACGTAATGACGGCAGTATTTGTATGCTATATGATTCACCAGATACAATAATTAACACTAGTTGCGAACACATAAAAGACTTTGATACATGGTTTAGAAAAATACCTGAAGGTAAACTTATATGTTTACAGAGCAATAATTACGTTGCCCTGGAAGAACATGTAAATTGTGTAAAAGATAGTTTACATTTTGAAGAAATGACACCATTTAGTAAAGTATTGTTTACAGGAGAATTGCCGTTAGAAAAATACACGAGGTATATGAGAATTGGAATTAAGTAATCTTACAGTTAGACAATTGCAACAAGAAAGTGCTAGGGCTTTAAGTACAATGCAAGCTACTAATAATAACATTTATCAGTTTAATAAACAAGCACATCACAACAGCCATAATTGGTATGCGGCTGTTATAGATTGGTATGTAAAAGAATATGGAGATTTACCTAGCCGTGCAGGCCCTGGAAAAAATGTAAGGTTAGTTTTAGATGAATAAAATTGTTTTAAAATTTGTTGATGACAACCAATACAAACTAAATGTTGCAGTAAAAAATTTTAATTTATCAGCAAACACTGGTGCTAGAATAAATTCTTATTTTAGTACTTCTTTAAATAGTTTATATGACTCTGTAGATGCTATAGAAGATAATAATATTTTTGACCCTAATAATTTTTATATTTTTCCTATATTCTATTTTCACGAAGAAACAGATCCACAATACGAATATTGGGTGTCTTTCCTAAAATATTTTGCAAAAAATAACTATGAAAGATTGAAAAACAAAAACACATGTCTTTGTATTTGTGATTTGTTTGAAAGCAGTAGAAATCTTGTTAAAGTTGCAGAAGAAATTAAATTTAAATATCCAGAAATAAAAATATGGATATTGACTGCTGATAAAAAACTATCTTCTAAAATTGTAAAAGTAATTTATAACGATGTATGGATATCCCAATTCCACCCAAAGACATCCGTAATGCCGTACAAGCCAAAAAAATTATACATTAATCTTACTAGAGTAGCTAGGTATCATAGGTGTGTGTTAGCTGATAGTTTAATTAGTAACAATTTACTAAAAATTGGATACAATACCTGGGGTGATGTTTATGATGCTTTTGAAATGTATAAACAAGATCATCCTAAAACTAAAATTGCACAAGCAAAATTTGATGTTTTAGATATTGAAGATCTTAGTAAAACAAATCCTAATGATGTAGTTCCAGAATCTCACTGTAAAAAAAGTTTTTTATATCTTGCAACGGAAACACATGTAGATAGCGGATATATGTTTTTTAGTGAAAAGGTATACAAACCTATTGGTCTTGGTATGCCGTTTATTACACTAGGCAATCCAGGTACATTAGAGGATTTAAGACAGCGTGGATTTTTTACTTTTAGTGAATGGTTTGATGAAAGTTATGATTTAGACTTACCTTTACAAAAACGCATAGACATTATATGCAAAAACTTAATTACACTTTCAAAATATAGAGCAGATGATCTTATAAAAATACGTAAAGAAATGAAAGGTATTTTAGAATATAATCAGCAGTTATATGCACTACTACAAAAGAAAAATAGTTTAAAACAAACATTGCGTCTAGCCGCAGAAGGAATACTATGAAAAAAATATTTCCTGATAATCCAAACGGCATGAATATAGAGTGGGTGGTGAGTAATATTTGTAATTACTCTTGTAGTTACTGCCAAGAAGACTTATACGGCGGCACATCAGGACAACCTGATTATAAAAAAGCATTAGAATTTTTTGATTATATACATAAAGAAGTGCAACCAGGACCCAAGTTACTAAATCTTACAGGTGGTGAACCAACAGTATGGCCTAAACTTATTCCTTTTTTAAATGAGTTAGACAAAAGTTATTTTACACAACTAACAACTAATGGATCAAGAACCGTGAACTGGTGGAAACGCTTATTAAATAACTGTGATAATATAGCAAGAGTTGCAATAAGTACTCATCTAGAATTTGCAAGTTTAGATCATATTTTTAATGTAGGAGAAGTATTACACAAACGCACCAATCTTACTTTATTACTTTTAGCAGACAAGAAAAACTTTCATATGATTGAAGAATATGCTGAAAAATTTAAAGAGTTAGAATGTTCTATACTTGTAAAACCTATAAGAGGAATTGATGGGGTGGCACAAGAATATACAGATGAGCAAAAAGCATTTATAAGGTTATTTAAACATTACAGTTCTAATATTCCTAATCCAAAAGGAATTCCTACCCATTTAGTTGTAGATGACCAACCAAAACCCTATTCTTATGGATTAGAATTAGTTAGCCAAAACAAACACAGTTTTCAAGGATGGAAATGTGCTTTAGGTAAAACAAGAGTAGTTATATGGCACAATGGCGATATTAGTCTCGCTCAATGTAGCACAGCAAGGGCAATGGATCTTGGGAACATATACAAAGGCAATTATTCTATTCCTGATAGTCCTGTAATATGTAAAACTAAGTATTGTACATGTTTACCTGATATACGCATACCTAAGTGGAGAGAAGATGTACAAGTATGAAGATATAAAAACAATACATCTTGAAGTTACACAAAACTGTCAAGCAAGTTGTCCTATGTGTGACCGCAACATGAATGGTGAAGGAATAAATCCTCATATTAATCTTGATGAATTGTCTTATAAAGATTGCACAAACATATTTCCTGCTTCCTTTATAAAACAATTAGACACAATGTATATGTGTGGTAACTTAGGCGATCCAATTGTAGCACGAGATACTTTAGAAATTTTTGAATACTTTCGTTGGGCTAATCCCAACATGTGGTTAAGCATGAATACAAACGCAGGAGCAAGAGATGAACAATGGTGGACTAAACTGGCCCATGTCTTTGGAAGAATGGGGGCTGTTATTTTTAGTGTGGACGGTCTTAGTGATACGAATCATTTATATAGACAAGGGGTAGTTTGGGAAAATGTTGAACGCAACATGCAAGCATTTATTAACGCAGGCGGCAGAGCTCGATGGGACTTCCTAATATTCGAACACAACCAACACCAAGTAGAAGAAGCTGAAGCCCTTGCTAATAAATGGGGTTGTGAAAAATTTATTAAAAAGAAAACAGGCAGATTTGTAGACGCAAAAACAAATAAGAAAGAAAGTCATCAAGCCAAAGACCGTAAAGGCAAAGACTCAGCTGAACTTAAAAAACCCGACGAGAAATATCAAAACAAAGCACTTACTAAACAAGAAACAATTCTAAAAAAATATGGATCAATGGATGCTTATTATGATGCAACTCCTGTGATATGTAAAGTAAAAAAAGAAAACAGTTTGTTTATCACAGCAGAAGGCCTGGCATTGCCTTGTTGTTGGACTGCTGGTAGAATGTACAAGTGGTGGCATAAAGATCCTAAGGTAGAACAGATATGGGATTTTATTCCAGATAAACGTGCATTAGATGCACGTCAAGGATTACAAAAAGTTTTTGATACAGGTATATTTGAACAAATACAAGACAGTTGGAATAAACCTAGTTGTGCGGAAGGCAAGTTAAAAGTGTGTGCAACAAAGTGTGGTGCCGAGTTTGATCCTTTCACAGAACAGTTCAAATAAGTAAGTATATGAGTGATATTTCCCCTACATTTTGTGCCTTGCCTTGGTTACACCTTAGTTCTCGACCAGATGGTAAGATGAGAACATGCTGTACATCAAATGCAAGCAGTGTACAAGATCCAGATTCAAATAAAAAAGTTGGCGGCGGCGAAGTTGGCGTTGTAAAAAACGATGACGGTATACCTGCTAACTTTAACCACACAAGTTTAGAAGAAGCATGGAACAGTGCTTATATGCGTAATGTTCGAAAAATGATGTTGCGTGGTGAAAAGCCTGCTAGTTGTTTAAAGTGTTACAAAGAAGAAGATGCAGGACATCTTAGTAAACGCAACTGGGAAACAGAATACTGGGGCAACAGATACGATTTACAGCAACTAATAGACGAAACTAAAGAAGATGGCAGTATTCCTCCTAAGATACGCTATATAGACCTTAGAATGGGTACAAAGTGCCAATTAGCGTGTGTTATGTGCAGTCCGCACGATAGTTCAGGATGGATAAAAGATTGGCAAGCAATTAATCCTAAAATTACTAACGAAAAATTAGCAAACACAAGCCAATGGACAAACAAAGGACGCAATCACGGAGCAAGTTATAACTGGCACAAAAACAACCCACGCTTCTGGAAAGATCTTATGGATCAGATTCCGCATATGTATCAACTATATTTTGCAGGTGGCGAAAGTCTTATAATTGATGAACACTATGAACTATTAGAAGAATGTATCAAACGCGGACATGCTAACGGCATAGAACTACGTTATAATTCAAATGCAGTTGAATGGCGCAAAGATTTACCAGAACTATGGAGCCATTTTAAGCGTGTGCGTTTCCATTACAGTATTGATGCATATGGTGAACAAAACGATTACATACGCTATCCTAGTAACTGGGAACATCAAGAGCGTGTGTTCCATATGCTAGATAACACAGCACCGCAAGTAGAAGTCACAACAGCAACAACTATTATGGCATTGAATGTTGCATATATTCCAGAGTTTGTGCAATGGAAAGTACAGCAAGGATTTAAAAAACTTAACAAATGGCCATTAGGTGCAGGTGGTATTAACATGCACTTTGCATATTGGCCTCCACAGTTAAATGTAAAAGTTTTACCTAAAGATATTAAACAACAGATTACAGACAAATATGAAAATGAATTTTATCCTTGGCTAGAAGAAAACTGGCAACTGTTCACTGGTGTGCAAGAAGCAGGAATCACTAAAGAACAATGGCTTAATGCACCTTACGGTATGAAGCGATATAAAGGTATTATTAACTTTATGAATTCTGAAGATTGGAGTGCAAGGCTTCCTGAAACAAAAGAATACCTTAACCTTGTAAATGAACGTAGAGGATGGACAGAAAAATTTCCGCAAGTGTTTCCTATACTAAAGGATATTATAAAATGAAGTTAGCAGTATTTGGATGTAGTCATTCGGGATGCGGTCCCAGAGATTGGAATGAAACTTGGCCATATCATTTATACAAAACCACAAAATTAGAAATACACAATTTTGCAGTTGGAGGAACTAGTACGCAGTTCCAATACGGGTTTTTTAAAAAACATATTGATAAATTTGATAAATTTATTTTTCAATATACTAGCCCGTACAGATTTACTGAATATAGAACAATAACTGAACAAAACGGTGATTTACCTACGGATATGGATAAATTTAGAAAATATACGTACTTCGCTCAAGGTACAGGTAATTATTTAATATGTAACACATCTGCAAATTTTAACAAAAGATACAAAAGTTGGATAAAAAAAGACAAGGGCGAAATTGAAAAAGAATACAAAAACATTTGCAAAGAAGTAGATGATCATGAAAAATGTTTATTTTCTTTTCATTTTGTTAGAAATCCAACTAATGTAAAAGGTATAGAAATTATGCAAAACAATTTCCCTGAGATTATACCGAATCCAAATATACATCTTAGTAGCGAAGAAAATAAGATTATTGCAAACTATATAAAGGAAAAATGTAACCTATGAATATAGATGATAAAAATTTTTGTGTTGTTCCTTTTGTACAGTTGAATACTAGAGGTAAAGGTGATGCTAGGGTATGTTGTAGTATTACAGGTATTGAAAGAGGTATACCTAAAGATTTAGTTTTAGATGATCTTAATAACGAAAACTATACTGCACAAACGCCTGTATACAATTTACAAAATGATGCTATTGCAGATTTATGGAATAGCAAGTTCATGAAAGACTTTCGTATGAAAATGCTTCGTGGAGAACATATTCCTGCTTGCGAATTTTGTCATCGCATGGAAGCAAGTGGACTAACATCTAAGCGAATAGGAAAAAATAAAAGATTTAAACAAAAAACTTTACCATTACTCCAAAAGTATTATGAACGTAACGGATATGTTGATATCATGCCACAGTGGTGGGAAATACGTTTGTCAACAAAATGCAATCTAAGTTGTATAATGTGTACTCCTGGACTTAGTTCAATGATGTATAAAGAATATTCAAAATGGGAAAAGCAAGGCAAGATTATTCCTATGATGCAGGGTGCTTTAGATATTGCTAAAGAAAGCGGAGAGGAATATCTCAGCAGTAGCAAATATTTCAAAGAGCAAATTATGGATAATTTAGAACATTGTTTGTTTATGGAATTCAGAGGAGGCGAAGTATTTGCTGACAAACCTAGTGTAAAATTTATAGACAGCATTGGTGATACAGCACATGCAAAAAATATCGAACTAGATATTAGTACAAATGCTACATTAATTACACCAGAAGTAGTTGATGTGCTCAATAAGTTTAAGGGCGGCACACTACGGTTTAGTATAGATAGTTTCGATGAAGAAGATGAATATATTAGATACCATACGGAATGGCAAAGTGTTATAGATAGTATGAAGCATAGTAGGAAATTACACAAAGGTTGGAGATTTTTGACACAAACAACTGTGCAGTATTTAAATTGTCTTAGCATGGATAAGCTAGTCAACTTCTTTAACGATTTTATTCAAGAAGATGATTCACAAAGATTTTATTTGGGATTTACAACTGTAAGAGGTAAAGATTTTTTAAGACACGAAATGGTCCCTTTACAAACTAGGAAACAACAAATAGAAAAACTACTAAAATTAAAAAGTTCGCACTACATTTTTAACGAACACAAAAACAAAGACATATATTGCAAATCACTTGATATGTTAATATCAACATTAAATATGCCTGAATACAATGATAAAAATTTAGACGACAGAGCAAGACAATATTTTGACAAATTGACTGAGCTAAGAAATTTAGATTATTACAAACAATTTCCTCAACTACAAAGGTTAACAAATGTATAATACACCTTATCCTAGATGCGTTTATCTTAGAGAAATGTATGTTGCAGTTGATGGGCAATGTATGCCTTGTTGTGATTTATCATTAGGAATTGGAGGAAATGCTTGGACACAATTTTACAAAAAAGAGTGGCATTTAGATTATTTTGATATAAATGATATAATAAAAGATATGCATGTTTTTACAGGTCATATAAACAACAGTAAACTTAGCCCTATTGAAAAATGTTCTAAAACCTGTACAAAAAAAGATTTAAACAGACGGAAATATTTCCATTTAGAACTTAGCACACGATGCACATTACAGTGTCCTAAATGTCCAAGAACACGTTGGCAAGAAAATAGTCCTGATAATTTATTTAAAAAGACAGATATGAAATATGAGCATGTTAAACAGTTAGTCAAGGCGAATATGCATAATGAATTTTTATTGCAAGGAACTTTAGGGGATCCTGTTTTTCATCCAAGACTATTTGAAATAATTAATTTGATTGACAAAAAGAAAAAATCATTTATAATGAGTACTGCATCTCCTTCAAGGAACATTAAATGGTGGGAAGAATTTTATGACTCATATAGTAATGATAATAGTATTGTTAGATTTGGTGTTGATGGTTTAGCAGACACCGCTCATATGTATAGGATAGGAATGGATTTTGATAAAGTTTGGGAAGCAATGTTGTTAGGATCAAAATTAGGAAAAAACATTCAATGGCAATTTATTCCATTTAGATTTAATGAACACCAGATTGAAGAAGCACAAAAAATGGCTAAAGATAACGGAATAACATTTAAGATGTTTAAAAGTAATCGTTGGGACGGAAAGAAAGATCCATTAAGACCTAAAAATAAAAATTTATTTCATGTATCGAGGAGTTATTAATGATTGTAGATTTACTAGATAAAAGAATAAACACAAGATGTTTTTCAGATAAATCTATTCCTGACAGTGTTATAAAAGAACTTTTAGAAGTGTTGAATAGGATACCAGCAAAAGAAAATCAAATGCCTACAGAGGTTTATGTTTTAGGACAAGACGCTTTAGATGAAAAAAATGAATTATATGTTAATACAGAATGTAGTCCAAATGTTTTCAATCCTCAAGTACTAGCTCCTTTAGTTTTTTGTTTTGTTGAAAAAGAAAAAATGGTAGACGGTAATGGTATTACAGATGTAAAAATACCTAAAGTTTGGCAAACTGAAATACATAGATATTATACAGGAATGGCACTAATGGCATTATCTTTATCAGCACTTGAGCAAGGGTTATCTGTAGGAATTTGTCAATCACAAGGATTGTGTCATATTTGGCCTGATTGGAAAGAAAGAGGCGGTGCGTTTACATATAATAATGAATATAAAAAAGTAAGTTTATCTCTTGGTATTGGATATCCTGAATATGAAAGCACAAGCAGTAGAGCAAGAATGCCAAATAAAATTGCTAAAAATTTAAAACCTGATGCAGTAAGAAGAGCTTCTCTAGGTGAAACCAGCAGAAGGCCAAAATTAAAAAATTATGTAAAAATAATAGGACAGGATATAACTTTACCAAAGACTTGGCAAAATAGGATATAAGATGCAAGATACAAAATGTGCAATGTTATGGATGAGTCAAAGTTATAGAGCCAATGGCGACATACGTGTTTGCTGTCAAGCACAACATGGTCCTACAGGAGGCATACTCAAAGACAAGGATGGCAAAATATTAAATGCAAGAGATGCAAATTTGCAAGATATTCGTAATGCTCCACTAGCAAAAGAAATACGCAAGGCAATGCTAGAAGGAAAACGTCATCCAGAATGTATTCGTTGCCATACTGAAGAAGATGCAGGTATGTTAAGCCGTAGGCAAGTAGAAAACAAACTTTGGATCAAAGGCGGATGGAATCAAATTAAAGAAGAAGACAAGTATACTTGGGAACAGCTAGAAGAAAACACAAATGAAGACGGCAGTATTGAAACTGATAAAATAGGAAATGCATTTTTTGATGTGAGATTTGGAAACTTGTGTAACTTAAAATGCCGTATGTGCGGTCCAACTGATAGCAATATGTGGTACGAAGATCAAGTTAAACTATGGGGAAATACTTATAAAGATAGTCATGGAACAGTTCAACTTATCAAAAATGAAAAAGGAAAACATGTACCAGAAGTAAATGTATATGATTGGCACGAGAGTGACCATTACTGGAAACAAATGGAACAACAAATTCCAGCTATAAAAAAGTTATATATTGTAGGCGGCGAGCCTTTAATGATAGATCAACACTATGCTTTTTTACAGAAATGTGTTGATCAAGGTTGTGCAAAAGATATAGTTGTTGAATACAACTCAAATATTACTAACATACCAGAACGTGCTTGGAGCATATGGAAGCATTTTAGGCAAATAGGTATAGGTGCTAGTATTGATGCAATAGGAGATCTTAATCGATATATTAGGTATCCAAGTAATTTTAATAAAATTTGGGAGAACTTGAACAAATTAAGCAAAGCGGATGGAAACTTTAGAGTTTGGTATGCAACAACAATCAGTATATACAATGTATTACACTTACCAGAATTTTTAAAATTTGTTATACAAAACCAATTAAAGCGTGTTAATGATGACGATTTAAAACCATTAATTACGCCTCATCCGTTACACGGACCTCAATTTTTAAATATTAGAGTATTGCCCAAAGATGTAAAAAAATATGTAACACAATTTTACAAAGATAGCGTAAGTGAACTTGATAAAGAAATTGACTTGCATATCAAAGATGAAAACAGAAAAATTGCCTGTAAAAAATATATGCGTAAAATTTTAAAAACGTATGACGAATTTATGTGGGCAAAAGATTTTACAGATAAATTACCTAAGTTTTGGGAACACACAAGGAAGTTAGATACTATCAGAGGACACAGTTTTGAAAAAAGTTGTCCTGAGATGTATAAATTATTGCAGGAGTATGAGCATGAAACCACACCTTAAATTAGACAAATTAAATGTAATAGATGATGCAATTGATATTTGGAACACAATTGATCATAGTATAGAAAATAATGAAGATATAAATTTTTATAGGCAAGCATCAAAAACAATGGGCCATTATAGTTTAGGTAAAATTACACAAAGATGGGATTATTTTAGAGAATATTTTAAACCTCTTACTGATGAACAATGCTTGATAGAGTTTTATGTAGGTAACAAAGAAAATTATAGAAGTTCTCCGCACACTGACAGAGGACGAACTGTTGCAATAAATGTGCCGATCAAAGTAGATTTAGAAAATAGCATTGCATTTTTTGGCAAACATTTTGATCTTGCAAAGTATCCTGCACCAAAAGATTTTGGGTATAATTTTAATCTTACAACAAAAGAAACTGATTTTAAGTCCGAAACAAATCAAAGATATCAAGGTGATTACGTTGAAGGACTTTACGATGATGTTATTTTAGATAGTTTAGTTTTATTTGATCCTGCTGTTCCACATGGCGGCTGGAATAAAGCAAATGATAGTCGCGTGTTAATGAGTCTTAGTTTTGACAGCATTACATACGAACAGGCATACAACAAATGTATTGAACTAGGATGGACGAGTGAAATATCTTGATTGCGTAGATATAAAATATCTACAAGTAGATCATAATTCTACTTGTAACTTGCGTTGTCCTCAATGTGCAAGGACACATGAAGGTGCCACACATCCTGATTTACCTTTGTTAGAATTAAATGTAAGTGATTACGAAAAATTTATTCCACATACACCTAATTTAGATATTATTATGTTTTGTGGAAATTATGGCGAAGTTGTAGTCTCTAACACATTCATGGATTGTTTAGATTACGTATTAGAAAATACAAAGTCTAAAATAATTATTACAACCAACAGCAGTGCAAGGAATGAAGAATGGTGGTCTTTGCTTGCACAAAAGCTAAAAGGCAGAGGTAAAGTAAATTTTAGTATAGACGGTTTAGAAGATACTAATCATATATACCGAGTTAACGCTGTATGGGATAAAGTAATTAATAACGCTAAAGCATTTACTAGTGCAGGCGGAAGAGCACGTTGGGACTATTTAGTTTTTGGACATAATGAACATCAAGTAGACGAAGCAGTAGCATTAGCAAAAGATATAGGATTTGAAGAATTTCAAATTAAACTTACAAATAGATTTATAAATGATGAACAGTATAAAAATGATATTCAAGCAAGTGAATCACAAGATGTTATTACAAGAAAAAGCAAGTATGTTTTAGATATGCCTAAAAACAAAGACTTCCAAGGGTCAGGAAAATCACAAAACGATCAAATTATAGACAAGTACGGCAGTTGGAAATCTTATGTAAACACAACACCAATTGATTGTAAATGGAGACCTAACGGTCAAATATTCTTAGACTTTGAAGGGAGAGTATGGCCTTGTACTTGGACAGCCAGTGGATATCATCATTACGGAAACAATACGCAGAAAGAACAAGCTCAAAAGGTTTTTGACAAGTACGGTAATGACTTTAACCAGTTATCAAAACATTCATTACCTGAAATATTAAATAATGAGTACTTTGGAAAAACGTTTTGTCAGAGTTGGCAATCTGACATGGATGCAGAAATTCCAAAGTTGTTTGCATGTGGTAGAACTTGCGGTACTGATTACAATTTTTCTAGTGCGTATGGTTCTAATAAAAGGTTGATTAAATTATATGAGTGATTACAAAAAAGCAGACGATATAAGTCCATCAATGTGTATTATGCCTTGGATTGGTTTAGCAACTGATGCAAGCGGCGGAATACGACCTTGTTGTTGGATGCAAGCAATTACTCCTGACAAGTTTCATGGTAGCCCTGCAGAATACAAAGACAGCAAGTACCTCAATGATATGAAAGAGGCTTTTCTTAGAGGAGAATATCCAGATATATGTTCTAGATGTAAACATGATGATGAACGGGGTATGCAAACTAAAAGAACTAGAGAAAATAAATCATGGCAAGACACCGGCGGAGACTGGAATAAACTAGACGAACAAGAATTTACTATGATTGATTTACGCCTAAGTAACATTTGTAATTTAGGATGTGTAATGTGTGGACCTAAAAGCAGTAGTTTTATTAGACAAGAAACAATAGATGTATTAGGTCAACAAGGTAAAACTGCTGAACATTATCAATATCAATATGACGGAACAAAGAATAAAGATTTACTGAATCCTTACACTGATCAAGATATAGAGGAAATAATTGAAATTATTCCTAAAAATGCAAGGATATATTGCACAGGAGGAGAACCTAGTTTAGTTAAGAAGACTACAAGACTATTAGAGAGATTATTAGAAAAAGGATACAATGAAACTGTAATTTTACAATTTAATAGTAACTTTCAAGCATTAAACCAAAAATGGTATGATCTTTTATCTCAATTTAAAGGTGACATGCTACCTAGTATTGATGGTATAGGCAAAACTGCTGAATATGTAAGATATCCATGTGATTGGAATCGTGTAGATAATAACATAAGAGAATTTATCAAGCAGTGTGGCAAAACTTGGACAGTAAAAATTATGCCAACTACAAGTATTGTTAGTGTTTTTGGATTTAAAGATATGTGGGATTGGTGGTACAACGATTTAAGAGTAAACTTGCCATATATAGATGAAGCACTTCGTGGAGAAAAAGGCGATTGGGCAATGCGTACCCAATGTAATAATAGACTTGTAAGTCCTCCGTATTTTGACATAAGAAATTTACCAGAAGCCGGTAAACAAAAAGTTATAGAAGATATTGATTACATAATTAAAAATTACAGCAAGTATTGGCAAGTAGGTAATGAACGTAACTATCTTAATGATGTAAAGAAACAAGTTATGTTAGAACCAAATGAGCCATTTTCTCGAACTATAGAAAATTTAAATAGGCTAGATGCTGTTAGAGGAAACAATTGGAGAGAAAGTTTGCCAGAACTAGCGAGATTAACAAATGGATAAAATATTAGTTGCAGGAAATCCTGAGTACGGGTTATCACAAGGCATAAAATCATTATTTCCTGATGCAAAATTTGTCAGTAGAGACTATGGAGGGTTTGATTTATCTATTCCAAGTACACAAAGAGAAATTGCAGAAATGAGTATGGACTATGATGTGTTTATTGCTGTAAGTTGTATATGGAGATTTGCCCAAACAGAGTATGTCCAAGAAGTGGCAAAACGTTGGATAGAAAGAAAGCATGGCTACATAATTGCTGTAGGTTCTAGTGCAGACACACCAGTTAAAGGTAGTGCATGGATGTACCCTGCAGAAAAAAAAGCGTTAAGAGCATATTGTAGGCAATTAAGTCAAATCAGTGCAGGAGAAAATGATTGCAATTTGAAAGTAACATATTTAAGTCCTGGTAATATTCACACCCCTAAACAAGACGAAAAATTACCTGATGTTAAAAAATTAGAATCAGTATATATTGCCAATACTATAAAATGGTTATTAGAACAACCTAAAGATGTTAACATAAGCGAAATTTGCATGGATAGGATGCCATGAATATATTCTATTTGAATAACACTCCTACAAAATTCTACAAAACACTAAAAAAGATTGCAGACAAATATAAAAACAAACCATTTGAAATAATAATGTCTGATAGACATCATTCAACTGATTTAAGCGAAGAAGATTGCTTTGTACTTAATCAATTTTTACCTTTGCAATCTCCTGGTATATCCTTTAATATGATTAATCAAGCGTTAGAAACTTCTCATATAGATAGACAACGAAAAACAGCATTGCAAGTAGCAGTAAAATCAGATCCAATGAAACACTTTGCATATGCTGTAAAAAATGAATTTTTAGATGAACTTGTGCCACTTGAAATTGCTGATGGTTTTAGAAACAAGCGATATGTGGATTGGGAAAATGGCGGAGATGAGCGTCCTATGTTTTACCATTATAATCCGTGTTATAATGATCATATAGCAATAGAGAAAATGAAAGCATATCTTTGTAATACTACTTTACCGCATGGAGGGTTGCATACTATACCAGGCAAACATGAAAGATTATTTTTTAGTTTTTCCTTTTTACAAACAATAGATGAAGTTAAAGAAAAATTTAAGGATTGGCTCTAATGGGATTACTTTGTAGCGCATTAAAAAATAGCATAAGTATAGCCCCTACGGGTGAAATCCGTCCTTGCTATTTGCATGATTTTAATCATGACTACAATGTTGATAAAATATCTATACAAGATTATAGAGAAAAAGTAGCTCTACCTATGTATAAAGAAATGAAAAAAACAGGAAAATTACCAAAAGGTTGTTGGAAGTGTAAGTCGATCAAACATTATGAAATATTTAACAAGTATTTGAAATGGTATGAGGCAAACGAAAGCGAAGAATTATTAATGTTAGATATTTCATTAAGTAATCTTTGTAATAACGGTTGTATAATGTGTAATAAGAAAAATAGCTCTTATTATAAAAAAATAGAAAAGAATATGTTTGTATTTCCTATACAAACCGGAGCGCAAGAGCTTAAAATTAATCATTCAAAAAAAGTTTTTGAAGATTTGTGTAGTAATGTAAAGTCATTAAAAGAGTTATATATTAAAGGCGGAGAACCCACTTTAGATACTAAAGTACAAGACATATTAGATTATCTTATTAGTATTGATAAGACTGATACTGTTATAAAATTAAACACAAACTTAACAAATACAAATAAAAGATTTATGGATAGTATTAGTAAATTTCCTTATAAAAATGTTAGTTTCAGTATCGATGCAAAAGGAGAATTAAACAATGTATTGCGGCATCCTAGTAAGTTTAATAGTGTGATTAAAAATTTGCAAAGATGGACAGAAATTAAAACCGAACAAGATCGATATAATATTTCTAGTGTGATAAGCATTTATAATCTATTTAAATATCCAGAATTAAAAAAATATTTAAAACAAAATTTTAATGAATATATTCATTTCTATCACATTAATATTTTGCAAACACCAGAATATATGGATATCTCTCATGTTAATAAAAAAATATTCAATCAAGCTCTTTTACTCTATGATGTTAGCGATAGAAAAACACTAATAGATTATTATAATAATAAAAAGACAAAAAATAATATCAATGATTACGAGGTATTTACAAAACGAAGTATACAATGGTTTAATAGTAGAGGATATGATCTATCTATAACTGGTAATCCGTTTTTTGAAGGAATATAATAAAATGTATCATACATTCGAAACTGTACAAGACATGCATGTAGAAATAACTAATCGCTGTAATGCGGCTTGTCCTATGTGTGCAAGAAATGATTTCGGAGGAAAAACTAAAGAAGATCTTGAGCTTGACGAATGGAGCAAGGATGATATTGATCGTATTTTTAACGGACAGTTTCCTAAATTAGAAAATGTAATGTTTTGCGGCACTCACGGAGATCCATGTGTAGCAGAGCATACTTTATATGCTATAGATAAAATTAAAACAAACACAGATGCAACAGTTGAATTTTATTCTAATGCTAGTATGCGTACTCCTGAATGGTGGAGTAATCTTGGAAGTTTCATGAATCAAAAGAAACCAGACCATTGGCATTATAGGAAAAACGATCTTGCAATTTTTAGTATTGACGGCTTAGCCGACACAAATCATTTATATAGACGAAGAACTAATTTTGAAAAAATTATGGAAAATGCAGAAGCATATCTAAAAGCAGGTGGTATTGCACGTTGGGATTTTATTGTGTTTAAACACAACGAACATCAAGTAGAAGAAGCAGAAGCACTTGCTAAAAAGATGGGATTCAAACAGTTCCGCATACGCAAAACAAGCCGTTTTGATTACTCACCTGACGGACCAGACAAATGGCGTGTGAAGGACAAAAACGGTAATGTAGAATACTATCTTGAACCTCCTGGCGAAAAGTATCGTAATCCTCAAAGTCAAAAGTTTCAAGAACTTACAGAGCAATACGGTACTATAGAAAAGTATTATGATGTTGCACCTATTGAGTGTTTGTATAAAAACGAATTCCGTAGAATATATGTAAATGCATATGCACAAGTATTCCCTTGCTGTTATATCTCAGACGATAGTTATCCCCATAAAAATAAAATTTACCTTGACACACAAGAAAAGATATTCAAAAAGTATGGGGTAGGCTTCAACAGTTTACGTAAATATGATTGGAATGATATTCTTAATCATCCATGGTTTGCTGGAGACTTAGAACAAAGTTGGCAATCAGATCTTGCAGGAGGAAAATTAATGCGTTGTGCAAGAACATGTGGTAAAGGATATTCACCTATAAAAAGCCAAAGTAAGGATACAAACTTATGAATCCAGTAGCGAGTTATTTTAAATTTAATCCAACAGGAGCATTTTCTGTGGATTGGTATATAGGAAAACGTTGCAACTTTAGTTGTAGTTATTGTGTCGATTATTTGCACGATAATCATTCACCTCATGTGCCTTTAGAGAAAATGAAAATACTTGCAGACGCTATTATCGACAAACATGGTAAAAATGTATTTTGGAGTTTGACTGGAGGAGAACCTACAGTGAATCCTAAATTTATGGATCTTTGCAAATACATAAAAAAAGAAAGAGGTGCAAGATTTGTTAGTCTTACTACTAACGGAACAAGGACAGCCGCCTACTACAAAGAATTATATCAATACATAGATGGCATTACACTAAGTTTTCATTTTGAACATATACAAGATAGAATAGATGAGTATATTGACAAATGTATACAGATAGAAGACTGGCGTAGAGAATGGAATGGTATAATGGAAGAAACAGAAAACTTTCCAGATTGGGATAATGGTAAAGTAAGGAAAACATTAATTCTTCGTTTTATGGTATACCCAGGGCAGTTTGAAAATGTAGAACGCATGGAAAAAGCATTTAGAGATCATGGCATAACAAATATTGAACACAGATATATACGACCACCAGGTGGAAATTCAAATGAACTTATGCCTGATGTAAAGTTAGACTTTGGTAAAAATCACGATAAAATGGATCCTAAAAAATTAGTTTCTTCTGAAGATAAAGCAGAAATAAAAGCAATTGAAACAAGAGAAAAACAATTCTATAAAGAAGGCGAAAAAGAAAAAATTAAAGATCTATATACATCTAAAATTACACCAGACAAGCGTAAATTAAAATTTTGGTTTGTTGATGAAAATGGTGAATATAAAGATGAAGATTTTCATTATAATGAATTAAATTTTGATAAAAAGAATAATTATGAAGGATGGTTATGTTGGGCAGGTGTAAAGCATCTCAAGGTGACACCAACAGGAGATATCTATATAGGTAGTTGTCATGTAGGTGGCAAACGTGGTAACATTTACGAAATAGAAAGTTTAGATTTGCCTACTGAGCCTATACGTTGTCCTAAATGGCGTTGTACTGATAACTTAGATTTAAAAGTTCCAAAAATTAAAGATTGGGATCATTATCATTTAGTCAAAGATATGATAGAGTGGACTGATCAAAAGTCATAGTAACTACAAACTTCTTTAAAATTTTGATTCCTTGACTTATCCCAGAATTCTGTATGTGACCAAAATTTATCTAGTAAGTGTGTTTTGTCTTCGCCGTCCATATAAGTTGTGATATAATTACACAGATTTTTAATCTTTTCATTTGTATAGTTATAATTTGCATATTTGTCTCTAATAATTTGTTTTTGTTTTTCTGGTAGGACAGTCACACTCAAATATAATGGATAGGTTAGATGTGTAGGATTAATTATAATGCCTCTTTTGTCTAACCATTCTAATGTTTCTGGCAAGTGATAAGCGTTGTAAATAGTTACTGTTGGTCTTGCAATAACAGTCATTCCTATTTCTTCACTTACTTCAACATATTTTTCAATGTTCTTAAGAGCTTCTTCGTGTTTTGTTAAGTGCCGTTGATATTCGTTTTCTTTGCCTACAATGCTATCAAGGCTGACAGCAAGTTCAACGTGATCAAACTGTTTCCAAGTTTCTACAATTTTTTTCTTAGGCCATACTGTACAATTTGTACTGTAATTTAACCTTATATTTTTTGCATAACCTTTCTCAACAGCATGTTCTAATAGCGTCCAATGATCTTTGATTATTAAAGGTTCGCCACCTGTAAATTTAATATACTTCATATCTTTAAGATGCGGATATATGCTATCTAAATTTGCATGGGTATGTCTAGTTTTAGCAAAGGTTTTGCCGTGATATTCTTGTTCTTCGTCGAATAGTTTATGACTATATCTACTATCGCACATTCTGCACATTAGATTACAATCGTTACTTAGACTTAGTTCTAGGTATTCTAATTTGTAATCTTTAGTGTTAACAGTATGAGTGCCTACCTTAGGGTGTTCATTTAATCTCATACGTAGGCTTTTTTTGTTGTTATCTTCTTCTTCATAACAACGTCTACAACCTTCTAACCGTTCTCCTGCAAGTATGCGTTTACGAAGATCGTTTTGAAAATCGCTGTTAAAAATATTTTGAATAGTGTCGTTATCAAGAGTGTGTTCTTTAGGTCTGTGATCTTCTAAAAACCTACAACAAGGCTTAACACGCCCTGTACCATCTACCATTTGATGATTCCATAACACTGAACAGAAAGTTTTGCTGACCATAAATATATTTATATACGTGGTTTATTTGTCTTGCAAAACTGGTGTTAAGGTGCTATAATATATTATGAATGAAGACTTAAAATGGAGCAATTATGACTTCTCTAAGATCCCTTTTGATGACATTGTCAGTGTGGGTCAACGGACTTTGCTTTATCGTGATATTTTTACTGTATCATGGCTACTTGGAAGGTTCTGTAACTACAGATGCTCCTACTGCTGGCCTTATGCCAGAAGCGATCGTAAAGACCACCGTCCTACCGAGCTCTGCTTGCTTACAGTGGATGAAATCAAACGTCAAGCTAGACTCAACGGTTTCAATTCTTTCCACTTCTCCTTGTCAGGAGGAGAACCTACTTTCCATCCTGGATACTTGGACATACTAAAGCATCTAGCAGATGATGTAGCAAATACAAATTATACTAGTATACACATGACTAGTAATTGTAGTCGTCCTATGAAATGGTTTAAAACGTATGTTGAATATGCAAAGCCCTTTCATAGAGCAAGTATAACAGCAAGTCTGCACACAGAACATGTAAATACAAAGGAGAAGATGCAGGATTTTGCAGACAAACTAATCTTGTGTCAAGAGCATGATGTACAAATTACAATCAATCAAGTTATGGTTCCAGAATGGTTTGAAAGAGATTGGGAAAACGCTTTATTCTTTCACGAGCAAGGAATCAATGTCACACTCAAGCCTCAATCGGATCCGACTGCGTCAAGGGTGGTTGATGGATACACTGGGGATCAACTTAAAAAACTTTACAACGGCATGCCACAAAGAGCATACACAGAAAGCAAACGTAAATGGCAAGAAAGACCTAAACCGTCATTCGAAGTACCTAAAGGAATAATGGGTAAAAATGATGCAAGTGTGCCTTGGCACATGCAAGTAGAATTAAAAGACTCTAAAGGTAAAAAGTGGTATATGGACCAAGCAGAACGCTTTAATGCCTTTAATTTCAACAATTTTGAAGGATGGCGGTGTAACGCCGGTTTTAGCGGAATAATAATACGGGAGCCTGACGGTTCGGTAAAAAGGAGTTATTCTTGCCATGATGCACCCCTTGGTAACATAGAAACAGGTTTTAACCTATTTAAAGAGCCAAAAAAATGTATTACAAAAAGTTGCGTAAGTAGTGCTGATAGTAAAATACCTAAAGTAAAAAATGGAAACATATAGTATATTAAGTTATAATCGTACTGGTAGTACAGTAGTAGGACAATGCCTGGCAGGTCATTTTGGCCAAGAATATCAAGCAGAAATTACAAATATTCCTAGTGTATTAATGCGTTATGATGACAACGGAAATGATATAAATGTCCCTTTTAAAAAACCATTACCTGAAGGTACCTATGTAAAAACATATGAGATACAAGAAGGATATGTTAAAAGATATTTAGAATTTGACAATCCGGAACCATTTATATTTGGTACATCACGTTTTACAAAAGAAGTAGAAAAAAGAAAAAAATTATTAAAATATAATTGTAAAAGCAAAAACAAAAGTATTTTTAAAATTCAACCGCAAAGTTTTATGGAAAATTTTAATGAACCTAAAATACTTGATGGATATAGATTCATTTTTTGTGCTAGACGTGATATTAGAGAACAAATATTAAGTTACCTAGTAGCAATGGAAACAAGATTATTTCATATTGGCTATAATGATCAAATTATACATCTTGATAAAATAACAATAAAACGTAAATATTTTGATTTTTGTTTAGAAGGATTAAAACTTACCAACAAATTATTTGAATATTACAAATCAACTAACCAAATTGGTAAAATTATATTTTATGAAGACTGGCAAGATGATGTATCTAAAGTGCTTCCATTATTAGGATTCAAACATACCCCAACAAAAACCTTTAAAAAGATAAAATATAGTGTAGGTTCTAAACATAATCTTGTAAATAATTTAGAACAAGTATACAAATGGATGGATAATGCAGAAGAATTTAATTACACCTATAGACTTTAAAGTTGACATAGAACGATTGAAATATGATAGTGCAAAGGCTATCGAAACATTTCCGTTTAACAATCATAACCAAATTTGCTTTGTTAATACTTCGGGTGATAATTTGGATCCATATGAAGGGACAGGAGATAGTAGATTAAGTCATTGTCCTATGTACGGACTTAAAGAAGAAGATTTTAATATATTCAACACTGCATTTAATGATACAATATTTGAAGAAATTTGTCAGCACTTTCCTTTTCAAATGGGTAGAATACGTTTAATGAAAGTTCCTGCAAAAAAATGCTACTGGATGCATAATGATCCTGGAATGGTACGCTATCATTTTGCAGTAGAAACAAACGAAGATTGCTTTATCTTATACAGAGATCATGGACATTACCACATTCCTGCTGACGGAGTATGTTACCGTATGAACACTGATGAACATCATACTGCGGTAAATGCTAGTAGAGAAGATAGAATACATTTGGTTATCAGTGGATTATGATTACATTTGATACTTGGCATACAGCAAGACATAAAGTGTCTGCATTTGAAGAATATAAAATTGTAAATAATTTATTAAAAGAATTTGCAGATTGCAGGGCAAAAGACATAAACATATGTCAACCTAAGTTTAAGGATTGTTATTATAATAAGAAGTGGCATCTAGAATTTAGTAGGCACCCTATTGACATATACGAATATAGTTTTAATTGCCTTAGAGTGTATTTGGCATATAATCATGAAGAAGTCGAGAATGCAAAATTTTTTAGAAGCATAGATTTATTTTTTAAATACCTTAAGGTTCATTTTAAATTAGAAAAACGCGAATGGCTAGATAAAATGTATGCGTATGCACAAGAAAGTGATCATCATAAAGCTCCTACGTTTATAAAAAATATGGATCAGTATTTTAAAAAATTGCACATAATGGATGAAATGAAATGTTTGATAAAGTAGAAGTAAAAGAAACACATATGTGGTTTACCCCTGCAAGATTAGAAAGGCACTTACCTCTTTTGATAATGAGCCATGGTAGCGGAGGTATAAGTGATATTGATATCGACTTTGCGAAACTTGCTTGCTCAGAAGGATATCAAGTTGCCATTATAGATCATTTTACAAAAAGGAATGTAAAAAGCCAGTTATGGCATGATGTGGAAAATATATATCCTAGTTTTGCTGATAGAGCAGTTGATATTTACACTGTAGCAAAACAATACAATACAGACAAAAAAATATTGTTTGGAATAAGTGCCGGGGGTACAGCATGTCTATTATGTAGTAAAGATTTCGATAAAACATTTCTTGCTTATCCTGCACTAATTGGTATAACAAGTCCTATGCTAGAAGCCAAAAATGTAACCATAGTCACAGGAAAAGATGATAATTGGACACCACCAGACCAAGCAAAAAGATATGCAAAACATGTAGATTGTGATTTACATATTATAGATGGTCATCATGGATTTTTGAATCCGCGTGAAAACAGACAATTAGATAATGTAATAAGTTTGCGTAATGTTAATCTACCAATACCTTTTGAAGGCACATTAAATGAAATAAAATATGAAAAAGGTGTGACAGCAAAATACAATGTTGACAGTAGAATTTATACCGAAAATTTATTTGTTAAATGGCTATCTTAGACGCTGTATACGTGCTTTTTGCGTGTGTGCGTAGGTTTTATTATACTCCGCTATGTTGATACTCGGAAGGCTAAAAGGCGCTTGTACGGCGCTTATAAGCTGTGTAAAGCATACATTTTGCCAGCAATTAGGGTCTTGATTAACCCCTATAAAATCACCATTATCGTTGTGTTGTCTGCAGGTATTACACATATTTTCATGTAAAATCCAAGGACGTTTTTGGTTTAAATAAGCAACTAGATCTTGCATACTTCTTCTACGCATTAGCAATTCTATGCTGATAAAAGCATATTCGTATCCTAATTCAATTGCTTTAGAAACTTCAAATGGTACAAACCAATCTTCGCTCCATCTTGCTTTTCTGCTACTTCCTTTGTTTCTATAGTCTGGATGATAGTATGTTCTAGTGCAACACCTTGCAATGTTTTTTGGATAAGATCCGTTGTTCCATAATCCGCTAAATGCAACAATTTTATCATCATCATAAATTATTTCAAAACTATCAAATTTATGTACAGTTTTGTCTAAATCAAAATAATTTTTTGCATTACGATGATTGTCGTTTGCTTCTATCCATTTACTTATTTTTTGTAAATTTTCTTTGTGCTTTTCAAAATCTTCAGATTCTAAAATGTTAATTATTTCCATAATTATTCCACGGATTAAAATTGTAAACACCTTCCATAGGTTTATCAGTCGGATGTACTTGTACATAAACAGAAGGCGAATCTTTTACAATCCAACCTCCGTGTTGTTTTACATAATGCTGTACCAATAGACTGTAACTCCCATCAGTTAGTTCTGTGTTTGGCTTATAACTGTCTGTGCTAAACATTACTTTATTGCCATATTTTAATATTTCAATAGCCATATTTTCTGCTTGTTTTTCTCTTGCTACAGTTATAGCACCAAAAAGATCATATTGCAAGTTTAATTTTTTTGCTAAATCACTAAGTGCAATGTTGTCTCTAGGGTGACAAGGTCCTCCATCGCCCATGCCTGCTTTCATATATGCTTTACTTGTAATCCTTTTGGTACTTTCAGCAAGCGCCTCTGTCACAACGTCTACATTCATGTTACCTAATTTTACTGCAACATCTTGGATCATGTTTACGATTGATAATTTTGCACTTATAAATGTATTATAAAAAACTTTTATACTTTCTGCTTCCTCATATGTTCCTTCAACATATCTTGCTCTTGACGTAACCGTTTCATAAAAATTTTTCAATGTGCTTTTGCCGCCTATGATTATCATTTCAGGATTTGCAAAATCTTCTTGAACTGTACCCATTGCTATCAAATATGGGTTGTATACAAAGTTTGTATTTGACACTAGTTTTTTTAATTTTCTACATGTGCCAGGTAATACTGTGCTTATCAAAACTAGTTCTTGTTTTTTGTTCATATATTTGTTACATTCTTGTAAAACTTTTTCAACGATGCTGTAATCAAAATCTTTTGTAGGCAAATGACTAGTAGGCATACTGCCATCATATTCTTTTACATGAGGAGTAGGAACTGCAACAAATACATAGTCACATCCTGATACTGCTCCTGCTATATTAGGAAATTGGAATACGCCTTTTGTGTTGCGTTTTACAATATCATATGCATTGACACTATGCCCTTTTTTAGCACAATATTCCGCACAAGGTAAACCTAGTTTACCTAAACCTATAAATGCAATATTCATTAATTGTCCTTTGTCTAAGATAAGTACTACTATTACTTATTAAGGTGTTAGATGATAGATATTAGACGTGAAAAAATGTTTGCAGATGATGTATACGTGCTTGACCACATAAAGGCATTAGACAAACAGAATGTATCATTTATCAATGATAAAGATTACATTTTACAAGTTTATAAGAAAAAACTTAACAAAGCAAAAAAGAATAGCAAATATAAACATTTTGCATTTTATGCGGCAACAGACGGATGGACAGAAATATTTGATTCGTTTGTAAAGAAAAATAATCTAATACCTTTCACAGGAAATTTAAATTGTAAAGATTGGATTTGGTTCCCGCATTGGCTAGTCGTTACTGACAGCATAGATCCATTACCTTGTTCAAAAACAGTTCCAGATTATCGCTGGCATTTTTGGGTAAGGAGGCCAAGGCCACATAGAATAGAACTACTCAAAAACTTTTCAGATTTGAATATTAACAACGGAGAAATTGTATTTCCAAAAAAACTAGTTGAGCCTACAGGTAGAGTTTATCCTAGTACAAAACAATTGTTTGGAAATGATAGACTGTACGATAACATTAGTGACAGATTAAATTTACCAATTGATATTGAAGTAGGCACAAATGGAGCATATGTTCCCGGTTTTGAATTGAGACAAAAACGTGCAATTGATATTGTAACCGAGACAATGTACTCAAACGAAGGAGGCATATTCATAAGTGAAAAAACATTTAAGCCTATACGAGCAGGACAGTTGTTTGTTGTACTAGGACAAAAAGGCACTGTAAAAAGTTTGCATAATTACGGATTCAAAACTTTTAATAAATGGATAGATCATTCATACGATGATGTTGAGGATATGCCTACTAAAGCAAAAATGATAGCTAATGAAATATCGAGGATAAGCAACTTATCACATTCTGATTTTTTACAAATGTGGGTTGAAACTTATGCTGATAGAAAGCATAACCAAACTTATAAGAATTATAAATTAGATTATTGGAAAAAATACCTAAATAGTTTCTTTGTTTGATTTGAGATTTTCATACAATGTTGATAAAGTTGTTAATGGCCATCTAACCATATATCCTAATTCTTCACATTTTTCTTGAGCAATGATTCTACGTCTTGCTCTTTCTCTAAAAGTTAAAGAAGGATTTTTAGTAGAATACCAATTGTTGTTTTCGTCATATTCTATACCCCAATGTGCAAGGTTTTCACCTATCGGAGATCCTGGTAACACAACCATTGTTTTACCTAGGTTGACACCGCTAATTGTTCCTTGCTCATTGTAAGGAGAAAGTCTATCTAGCAATGATAATGTTTGGTCAAAGTCATTGTCTGTTTCAGTAGGATAGCCTACAATCATTAACATATCACATTGTATTCCGTATTTGGTAAGCATAGCAATAGTAAAGTCTATATCATCATTGGAAAGTTTTTTACCCATATCATGCATCACTGCTTCACTTCCGCTTTCGATACCAATATGCAATTGTTTTGCACCAGCTTCTTTCATTTTTCCAAACCATTCTTCTGTAAATTGATGTATTGGCCGACATATAAACTGGCCACTCCATACAACATCTTTAATTTTTCCAGAACGTTTTGCTTTTACCATGGCATTTAAAAAATCTTCGAATGCTTTTAAACTTCCGTTAATCAAACTGTCTGTAAAATAAAATTCTGTGCTACCAAATTTTTCATTATGAAAAACTATTTCGTCTGCTAAACTTTGCCCACTACGATATCTAAAATGTTTCCATGCACTTTTAATATCACAAAAAGTACAATTACGAACACAGCCTCTACTGCCTGTAATAGCTACTGCTGAATTTTTATTTGCATATTTTGTAAAATCGAAATCGCTGTAATCAGGATTTGGTAATTCATCGAGGTTGTCTATTTGAGAATATCCTTTATAGTCTTTACCTTGCAGTAATGCAACAAGACTTTTCTCACCTTCTCCTGTTATGTAAGTGTCTGCTAGTTTTGTGTCTACCATAAAGTCACCAAAATTGCTTGCACCACTTATACCAAATGTACTAACACCCGGGCCACCTAACATAATCTTTTTGTCTGCTTTTGATTTAATAGTTTCACATAAGTCAATAGTATACAATACACTGTTCACACTTAGTACACTTACACCCACCCATTCTGTGTTTAAACTTATAATATGATCAGCCCAATAGTTTAGATGTTTTTTATATAGTTTTAGTGTTTCTTTTGATAATGTATTTTTTTGTTGTAGTAAAGGTTGTAGGTTCAAACTGTCTTGTGTTATGTATCGAAAGTCAGTTTGAAAATATGAGTCTATTTCTTTGTAATTATCGAATTTTTGTTTTAGATCTGTGTAAAGTTCTATGTTAAGATCGATTGTATGACATGTAAAACCTGCGTTTTCCACACAAGGCTTTAAAGCCGCTAGTGCAGGACTGGGCATATGATTAGCCGTACGGGGAGAAGCAACTAGTGTCAAACTCATATTGTATTTAAGTAAGATTTTTTAATTTTAGATTAAGTTGGCCCAAGCGCCGTTTTCGTAACCTTGGAATTTGTTATCAGTTGTATTGTAGATAATCATTCCGTTAGCCGCTGTAAGAGCGTCTCTAGTAGTTGTATCCATGTTTCCTAACAACATAGCACCACCTACGTTTACTTTTGCATCTGCACTTGGTTCAATACCCAAACCGTAGTTACCAGTAGCAGTTGCCATATGGAATGTTTCAGCAGTATTTTTACTACCAACTGCAATAATAAATTCATCTTTACGTGCAATAGCAACTACAGGAGTGTGTGTGCCTGCGGCATCTATTGCTCTAAATAAAACTCGCCCAATATTATCAGTGCCTGCTAGTGTTCTACCAGTATCTTCGGTCATAATCCACATGCCGGTTCCTGATGCACCATTACTTTTAAGTTCTATTCTAGGTTGTGAGTTACCACCGGTATTTGTCATATCTATATCAAGAATTCCATTGGTAGTAAGATCAGTAATTGAATTTGTTTTTAAATTTATTGCATTTAAAATATTGTTATTTGCATCGTAAAGTATTGTACTATCATCAGCAAAAACACTACCACGTAAATCACCTATGACTGGTCCTGTATGGGTTCCAGTTGTATTACCTGAAATACTGCCTGTAACATTACCTACAACATTACCTGTAACATTACCTACTAAATCTGCTGTTATTGAAGCAGGAAAAACACCTGCTGGAAGTGTTCCTGTTAGTTGTGCCGCGGCAACGGCACCTGTTGAAGAATTAAAAACTACTGTACTATCATCTGCAATCAAATCTGCTTGTATTCTTTCAGCGGTGATTTGGCTGTCTACGTTAAGTTGGCTAATCCAAACTTCGTTCCAATATGCTGTTGGACTACCAATTGAATATGCTCTATCTTGATCAGGAACTAAATGGCCTTGAACTGAACCATTAAGTGCAATAATATCACCGGTTTCGTCACCTAAGTTAATATTGCCAGTTGCAGTAATTGTACCAGTAATATTAATATTACCTGTACCTATTACGTTGTAATTGTTTAGATCTAAATTTCCTCCTAGCTGTGGAGTTGTATCAGCTAGTACGGAATCAATTGTATTGGCTATTGTGGTTGTGCCACCCTGTGTGGATCCGTCTCCAACATATAACTGCTTTGTATCAGTTACATATATAAGTTCGCCTTCTGCGGGCGTGATTGTTAATCTTTCTGCATTTGTGCCACGTCTAACTTGTAAAGCCATCTATTAACTCCTGAATAGTAATTGTCATATGTATTTATGCCTTTTACTTTCTTTTCTTCATGAAGATTTCTGTGCGTTTTTTGATGTCTCTTTTGACTCTTTGCGTATCAAGTCTAAAATCAATATTAGCTATATTTTTTTCGTATTGATCAAACAAATCTGTAAGAGCAGTTTCAATATCTAGATGTGGTTTTGTTCTAGATTTTTTAACATCAATTTCCCACACTTTTCCATCTGTAAAATATACCTTTACACTATGTAGATACTCAATAGGAACTACATCTATGGTTATATCTTTAAATACATCTGGCCAAGCATTAACAACTTCAGGCGGCAAACGACCTTTTTTAGCCATCTACTGTTGACTTTGACTTGCGCTTAGTCGGAACAAGTTCTTCAGCTTGCTCTCTCAGACGCTTTGCTTCTTTAAACAAAGAATCTGCTTGCGAACGATATTGAGCCGCAAGTGCTTCGTCAGTCAACACATTATCTGTATTTCCTGTGGTGTATGTTGCAGTAGGATCAACCGGAGCGTCTGTGGTACTATCCTTTGGTTGTACTGTTTGGCCATCTGCGCCTTTAAGAGCTAGATCAGCAACAGTTACACCTTTTTGTTCTGCAATGTTCTTGTTAAGTTCATCTAATGGAACAGACGTAACATTGTTAGGTGTCATTTCAATTAGGTTTGATTGAACCTTTTGAAACTTTCCAGTTGTATGAAATCCTGCTAACATATTCCTACCATCGGGTAGTTGTGTTCTGGCCATTGCTTCGCCAAGTTCGTATGCATCTTGTCCAGTCTGAGACTCAATAAGATTCATAAGTGTATCATGCTCACCAGCATCTAGACTTTCGGTCATCACTATTAAGCAGTTGTTTGGATCTCCAGGAACAACTCTGTATGCAACTGCACACTTCTTTTTAGTTTTGATCACACGTCCAACATGTTTTAAAGCCATGCTATTCTCCTTTTTCCTTTGCAGGTGGATTCTGTGCCGCTACTGCATTTAGGAATGTTTCTAGTTTATTATATGTAGAACCAACTGTCATCATTTCATTTGGTCTAAAAGCACCTCTTGTACTTGCAACATCAATGATTTGTTTTAAAGCACTAAGATCACTGATTGTAAGTTCAGTTGGTTGCTCATTTGCTGTAGGTGCCGCTTTTGGCGCATCTGATGGTGCCGCAGTCGACGTATCCTTAGATACAGCAGTATTAGTTTTTTCAGTCATTCGTATCTCCTGTGTAATTTATAAACTACGTAGTTATTTACTTGTATTTCAAAAGTGGACATGCCAAAGTGAAATAGGATAGTTCTTTGGCATCTTCGAAACCTACTTTACATACGGTTTCTGTACCTTGATCGCCTAGTGTAATAGACTTACCTACGTAAAATCTGCCTTTTAGATTGCTGGTTATCCAGTTTACAAGGCTCTGTTCTAGGTTATATTTCAAGGGTAAATTGATATATTCGCATTGAGGACTAGGCACTTTTAAGCGCCTAATCTCAAATAAATTATAAGCATTCGGCTCTTTATGCCGCAACATGTTCTTCATAATGTGTTGTTACACCAAATGGTGCTTGTAAATCTTTATCTCTGTTTGAATGTATTACAAAAACAGTTTCGCAGTAATCTTCATCACCCCAACTGTTCCAAGGATATCCATCTGTGAACATAATAAATTTTTTAGGTTGGATATCATTTTCTTTCATATAAGTCCAGTTTACATCAAAATCAGTGCCACCGCCACCGAAGATTTTATATGTTGACAAGTCGTCTCCGCCGTCAGCTGTAAACTCTTGTTCATTGTAAACCTTAGTGTCAAAACACCATATTACAATACGATAGTCTTTGTATTCGTCCATAATACCTTTGACTTCACTTAAGAAATCTTTAGCCTGATGATCACCTATTGAGCCACTCATGTCTAGTCCAATAGCAACATCAATAGTTTCATCAAAATTCATACCTGGTAGTATAGCACCTGTGTGCCAACCCTTACGTGAAGGACGCATAAATGTATAATCTGATTTGATTGTAGATTGAATTTGCTGACGTAAAATCTCTCTCCAATTCATTTTAGGCTCAGTAAGTTCTTTAATCATACGTGTGATTTCTGCAGGTGTGTTACCAGCACCAGCGGCTTGTGCGGCACTTAGCATCCCTTCTTTAATCTCATCTTTGATCTTACGCATTTCTTCTTTAGAATATTTAGGCTTCTTTTTACTTACGTTATTGCCGTTTGTATCTTTTTCTTCACCAGCATCACCGTCGCCATCACCTTCGTCATCACCTAGGCCATCAAGGTGTTCGTCTAACATTTCGCCTAGTTGTTTTAGGAATTCTTCACCGTTCTTTTTTGCTTGTTCGTAAATATCGTCATATACTTCTTCGGAAGTCCATGAATCATATTTAAAGTCTTGGAAGCAGTCAACAATCTTTGGTTTCTCGCCAATTCTATCTCTTACAAGTAAGTTGTTTACAATATAATCTGCGGCAATGTTGTAAATCATAGGATTACGATCTTCTCTACGTCCTAAATGATCAAATACACAATGTAGGATTTCGTGTGCAATAACAAATTCAATTTCTTTGTTATTCATTGCATTAAAGAATTGTGTATTAAAGTATAAATTACGACCGTCTACAGCCGCAGTAGGAAGCCAATCGTCAGCCGCAACAATACGTAAACGTGTTGCCATATTGCCGAAAAAAGGATGTCGTAGCAACAAACCTACTCTTGCTACAATGATTCTGTCGAGTACTTCTACTCGCATTTCTTCAAGTTGTTCTGGAGTAATATCTGGATCTGGAGACCAGTTCTTAAGTTTACTTGCAGTTTCTTTAGTACTCATCAGTGCCACCCTTCTAAGTTTATATATACATAATAGCAATATTTACTTGTAAAGTCAAGAGAAAATGGACGTTTTGGAGAGATCGTCCAACTCTTCATGTTACACCTGTTGTGCGGCAGTAATATACTTGCCATATCTATCGTGGAATTCATCAAAGCACTCCACTTCGTCTGGATCAATTGGAAGTGAATATTGTGTAAGAGCAAGTTTGATACCCATTACAACCAATTCAGTATCGAAGTTATCCATTGCAAAACGTAAAAAGTTGTTTACTTTAGAATCAAACTTTTTGTCGCCTTTGTTGGATGACTCCTGAAGTTCGTAACAGAGTGAGACAGTCAAGGAATACATGGCACTGATTTCTTTAGCCTTCATCTCTTTTACTTTACCTTCCAAAATATCCGTTGGATTTGGCATAGTTGACGCAACCTTTCGGTGTGCCATAAATTTAACTGCAAGGCCTTCGCCTACAGAACCACTTACAAGATCTGTAGTGGTTTGTTCGTCATCATCGTCTTCGAGAAGTTCGGAAACAAATGACCAAGAACGAGGTGTAGCAAAAGAACGACTCGGACTTTTAGGATCAAAATCATACAAGTCTTTCTTTGCAAAAGTCAAGTAACCAACAACGTCTGTGTGGATTTTGTTTTCTACAGCCCAAGCAAACCAGTCATCAAAATCAACTGCAAGCTCAAGGTGTACAAAACGGTTTGCCAACGGAGCAGGCATTCTATAAGTAACACCTTTATCCGCATCACGGTTACCAGCCGCAACAATTAGAACATTGTCAGGAAGAACATATTGTCCTACCTTACGGTTAAGAATAAGTTGGTAAGCGGCAGCCTGTACAGCTGGCGCCGCAGAATTCATTTCGTCTAAGAACAAAATAATAAATTTGTGTTTCTTAGCAAGTTCGGCAGTAGGCAGTTCTTGTGGTGGTGCCCACATCATAGAATTATCATTTGCCGCATAATATGGGATACCTTTGATATCTGTTGGTTCCCAAAGTGATAATCGAATATCAATTACGTAGGCTTCCATAGAATTACCAATTTGGTGAATGATATCGGATTTACCAATACCTGGAGGACCCCATAAAAAGATTGGACGTTTCTTTTTGAAAGCTCTTACGATGCTTTTCTTTGCTCCATTTGGAGTTACAGTGCGAAGTGCTGTTGTTTCCATTGTGTATTCCTCTTCTTTGTGTTTCAGTGCCATAACTTATTTTCTAAGTATGTATATACTATAGCACCTAATAACCTAAAGGTCAACCACTTTTGGATTCTTTTTTCTGTCTTGTTAGAGCTTTTTGGAGACCATATTTACGAACGTCTCCGCTAAAAAGGCTTAATTCCATTGCCTTTTTTTCATTTGTGACTATAATACCTTTGCGATCTAAATAATATGGACAATCTATAAAGTTATCCATCCAAATCAATGTGTTAGTAGTAAGTTCAAAATCTATAGGATAAGGTATTTGATATGTTTGTAAGTCAAGTGTTTCTTTTATAAAATCATATCCTGCGTCAGTTAGTCGTAAACCGCCTGTATCTTTTGACCTTGTGTTTTGCCACCACAAAGGCAGATATTCTTTCACAGACAAATCGTTTACACTTTTGCCTGCTTGTTTAAGAAATACTTTGGTATAGGTTTCTTTCCAGTTCATTCCGTTACAGTTTCACCAGATGTAAGTTTTACAACAGTAAATTTATCTGTGTTAAAAAGATCATTTAATTTGCTTGCTAAATTATGAGCATGTCCGGGATTAGAAAAACTTGTCTTTTTATATTTCGGTCCAGGATAACTTGTAAGAACATTTGAGCTTTTTAGGTTAAAAGGTGCATTATCATAGAATACAGCCCATATTGCTTCTGCTTGTAATACTTGCTCTGCTTTGTATGTTTTTTTATCTATATACTCAACGAGTACAGTTGGTTTAGGTCTACTCATATGCGTTCCTTAGTTAACTACGCATATATTTATCTCTTTTTTACCAACTATTTCCACCGTCCATATTGATTTGGACTACTTCATCTGCTCCGCTATATTTTTTTGCAAGTATTTCTTCTAAGTTACCATTCAATCTTGTCATTACAATTCCTAATGTAAATGCAAGATTTTTCGCTTGCTGTATATCAAGTTTAACTTCTCTCGACCTTCCTGCATCTGCTGTTTTAACTTGAGAAATAAATTGTTGAATAGCGACAGTGTTAATAGGATCATTTTGCGTTGACACGTGATAACTCCGATCTCATTTCAAGTTCTGTTTTAAAAGGTCCTCTAAATTCATACCGTTCTAATGTAATTAGTTTAGGACAAAAAGATTTTACCCAACCTTTTTCAAAACGTATTGTATAATATCCTGCACAGTACAAACTTTTACTTTTGTCACTTTTAGTAAACAAAGGCAGTCTTTTTCTTACATCATACATACTATTATACGGTGTACAACTTGTTGGATATTCATGCACTTCATTTGCACTAAAAGTTTCCTTAATTTCTAAACTTTGCCAACTAACTTGACTTTTAAGTGTTTTTTCTATTGCATGAGTGTTGTCAAAAAATCTACTTCCTTTTGCATCACTCAACATGTATTGTTCATCATTAAAACTAATTGTACCAACACTCTTTCCGTTTTCAGATACAATCCAAAATTTGTTTTTTACTATTTCTTTTGCATTCATACAGGATACCTCGCTTGTAATGGTTCAGCATACTGTGCCGCATTATCGGATATACGTTGCATATCCCACTTAGCACAGAACTTCATTAGGCGCATGCCTACTTGGCTAATATCTTTAGCAATCATATGTTCTTCTACTACATCATTAATTATGCTACGAATGTCGCCTGGCTGTGCAGACAAATCACATAATATAACATTACGATTATAATCGTCAAGCACACGATGTTCTTCACCGTTATGATCTACCCAACGTTGAAGCATCATATTATTCCAGTTGTAGCCTTTTGTATCTTTATCTGCAAATGCTTCAATAAGGCCTACCTTGTTCTTAGTACCTTTCTTACGCACACCTGGATACGCAGAGAAAACATTATCACTAGTGTCACCACGCATACACTTTTCAAACAACATAAATTTAGGATCAGGAGCAGGTCTAGGTTCGCCTGTTTTCTTGTCTATTACAGGTTTATTTTTCTTATCATCAAAATAACCTTCATGTGTTATAATAGTATTACTTACACCGTTGTATTGTTTTACATTAGGTGCAATTAGTTGTGCAAAGTCGCCGTCTGTTGAAATAATTACATGATTATCATTAGGATGTGCTTGTATCCAACCTGCAATAAGATCATCTGCTTCAAGCACAGGATGTCGCATCATAGTGCAATTTGTTTTATTGCCAATAAAGTCTTTAAATTCGTCAAAGATTTCCCAAAACACTTTGTCTTCTTCTGCCTGTGCAGGTGTCATTGCATCTCGTGTTTCTTGCCTGTTACGTTTGTAAGGTTCATAAAAGTCCTTACGCCAGCTACGGCCTTCTAAACAGAACACAACATGATCTGCGTCAAAGTCTTGCCATGCTTTCTTTACACTGTTTAGTGTAATATGTAGTGCCATTCCAACCTTTGTGTCAAGATCGCCACGTACTACGTGTCTTGCACGAAAGAATGTATTTGCTGTATCTACTAATATGTATGTACTCATGATACTGAACTCTTGCCTTTGTCTATTGGTACTACATTAATATAACCCATTTCACGTGCTGTGTCAAGTCCTTGTTCGCCCAATATCTGCATTGCAATAGTTTTAAACCAAGCATCAACAATATCTTCAGGTTTTTCACCTTGATATCCTGCATCAATTAGTTCTTCTATAAATTCATTGTTCCAATCGAGTTCAAAGAAACCGTTCTTAATATCATCTGGATTAATTTGCGTATCGAGAACACCTACCCAAGGTTTTCCTGCTAATGTTGCTTCTTCTTTTTCTTTTGCAAGAATTGCTCTTCTTTTTTCTTCAGTAGTTTCAACGGTTTTTTTTGTTTTAGGTTTTATTCCTACTGCTTTCTTAATTTTATCCCAATCCATTACCAGCCTGCCTTTCTAATTCTATCTTGATCGATAGGTGCTTGCATTGCTTGATCAAGTTGTTTTTTACGTTCTTTTTGTTCCAAATCTTTGAGTCTAATTGGCTCATGTTCGTGATAATCAATATCAAGTTCCCCAGGCATTTCCGAATAAGCTGATGTGGAGTCTTGGTGTGAACCGCCAACCTCGCTCCATACATGCTTCGGCGACTTCTTTAACATTGAGGTTATATTCTTCCGAACGTCCTCCCAACGGCATAAGATAGACTGGACATTCAACTCCGGCTTCTTTGTATTCTTCAACAGCTCTTGTAACTTCATCAAAGTCGTCATTAGTAGCGACAACAAACTTGAGATAAATGTCACTACCGTCAACAAGGCTATACTCACGAGCAACTTGAGGCAAGATAGCAGTTTCCCAAGGTTCTCCGCTAACACTAAGTTTTGGGGAACAAGACCACGTGATTGAAAATCTGTCTTGGTCTGTGAGATAGTTGAAGAAATCATCATGTAAAGTTTGTGTAGTGTTTGTTTCAAATGTAACATTTTTCAAATCCCTCATGCGTGGATGTTCAAATAATTCAATGTAGAGCTTTTGCCACGCTAACAAAGGCTCGCCACCTGTCATGATCAAGTGTACGTCTTGACCATTATCCATTGTCCATTTTCCTTCTGGAGTAAGTGACAGCAGATGTTCAACTACTTCATCTACTTCTGCAAGTTTGTTGAAGTGTTTGAATTCTGGATAGATACTTGCATATGTATCACACCCTGTATGAATGATAGGCAAGTCTTCAAATTTTTCTGTTGTTTCGTGTACACCAGCATCGATAAGTGCTTTTACTTCTGCATTATATCGATTACCTTCTTTGTGTTGTTGCCAACGATCTTTTTTAATATCTGTGCCAAAGTTCATGCAACGAAAGTTACAACCGAAGGTGCGTAGAAATACACTAGGTACTCCTACAAATTTGCCTTCGCCTTGTACACTATAAAATGCTTCTGAATATCTTAGTTTCATGCTATGCTCCACATGCAAACTGTTGTTGCAATTTAATATTATCCATAAATTCTTTTTTAGTACTAGGATCTTCACCAAAAGCACCACGTAGTACAGTTGTCTGTGTAAGACTGCTGTGTGCGCCAATGCCTCTGTTTTCACAACAACCATGTGTTGCTTGAATGTATACACCTACATTTTCAGAACCAGTTGCTTTTTGTATTTCATTTGCAATAACATTGTTAAGTTCTTCTTGTAGTGTACCACGTCTAGCACACCATTGTGCAATACGTGTATACTTACTAAGTCCAATTAATGTATTCGCGGCAATTATGCCAATATATGCTACACCGTTTACTGGTTGATGATGATGCGAACACATACTTTTAAGTTCGCTTCTTACAACTAACATTCCTTTATAACCATCATCTACATGGTTTGGAAATGCAGTTGCATTGGGCATAGGATCATAACGTCCTGCCATAAGTTCATTAATGTACATCTTTGCAAGACGCCTACCAGTGTCCATACTGTTAGGATCGTTTACAATATCAATACAAAGGCTTTCAAGGATGCTCTCAAACTTAGGTGTAAGTTCTTCTATAAGAGCTTCCTTGTCACCTTTTTGCATAACATAAGAAATGTTATCTCCTGCCCAGTAGCGCACTCCTGCATCTTCTAGGCGTTGTTTTAGTTCAATACTTTTAGTCATTCATATTCTCCGAGTTATAGACGAGGATGTCTATTGTTTTAGTATATGCTTTATTTAGGTTTTTGTCAACCATTAAGAACAGTTTTATCATCACCAAAATACTTGTTAAGCATTTCTAAACGATCGTCTGCGGCAGCCATTTTGTTCAATTCTTCAATAACTGCTTCAGTAATATCAGCATGTTCGCCGATACCTGCTGGCATAGTTCTATACACTTCGATATTTGCTCTGTGAACTGCTAGTTCGCCTTCCGCTTGTTTACGTGCCGCTTCTAACAATAAGTCTCCTGCTTTAGCCATAAAATTCCTCCTTAATGTACCTTTGCAATTCGTGATCCCCTACGTTTTCAGGAACCTTCTTTTTATAGAATAGTTCATAACTATCAGATCCGTATTTACCTATACCATAAAGATCTGTAGCATCTTCACCATCCCAATCCTCAAACTGTTCGCTCATTCGATACAGTCTTTCTGCTCTTACTCTACGCATACCTAGAGGAGCAATAACTTCTTCTATTTCATTTTTAGTAGCATGTAATAATGCTTTATGAGTAGGCCATTTAGAAAAGAATTCAGGTAGAACAGCTTTTACCTGCTTTCTACCTGTCTGATTCAAACATATGACTCCTACCATATGTTGCCATACATTTTCAACCTGCTGTTGTACCATTAAATCATCACGCATACTCACCAACATTTTCCCAAGGATAAACAAGCCATACATCTTGTTCATTCTTGTTTACTTCGTCACAGTAGTAAGACACTTCATTGAATTCAGAACCAAGGTTTTCAGTTAGTACAGCAAATCTTACATTGCCACCCCATACATTATTCCATTGTTCATGATCAGGCAAACAACCAGCTGGCCAATCTTGCTTTAGCCAATTAAATGTTGCGCCGGTATCGTTAATATCATCTACTATAAGAATTTTTTTACCTTGGCCGCCACTATCTTGGCCTGGATAACCTAAAGCATCTTCTGCCATCCAACTATTAGATTCGTTATCTTCTCCTGGTTCACAGTCACGTAATTTAATTTTAATTGCTTCACAACGTATTCCTGTCATGTTAGAAATAATTGTTGCAGGTACATTACCACCTCTGGTAATACCTACAATATAATCGGGACGCCAGTTGTCTTTATACATCTGGTTAATAATGCTTACGCACATTTTTTCTACATCTTGCCAAGAGTAAAATTTCTTTTTAATCATCTTTCTTCCATTCGTCCATTTCGGTTTTTATTTCATCACCTTCTCGATCATTAGCAATTAGGTTTGCTATGCTTTGTATGTCATCTAATAATGCTTTACAAGCAATCTTATCATACTCTTTGCCGCTTATTTCGCTGAATTGGTTACGCAATCGGTGTAGTTCGATTGCTTTGTCTTTCATTAAATTTATGCGTTCGATCAATTGCTCTATAGTGTGTAACATTAAAATGGAATCTCCTCGTCATTTTCGTGATTTCCTTTGTAATCTTGTTGCACCATTGTGTAAACAGTTTTAAAATTTTCAAATGCTTTTTCTAATGCAGGATAATGTTTACACATCTCTTTTATCTTCCATAAAGAAGGCATGCCATCAACAAAGTCTACGTTATTATATGTAATTGTATCGTGTTCTGATGACCATGTACTACTATCAAGATTGAGTGTGATGTTTGAATCGTCAGTGTCTATTAAACTTGTAATATCAACAGGACTAGTTGTATATGTAACATCATTGTAAGTGCTACTATCTATTGTAAATGTGTAGTCTTTGTCTTCATTCCCCATCAGCGATTACCCTATACAATTTTTTTCCGCTAAAAAAGTTTTTGTTTAATTTTGTAACTTGTTTATTTAGGCTTGGTAAAAAGTCTTCATAATTTTCCATATATTCTTCTACTTGTTTTACAACCTTGGTTCTATTATTCATGTAACAATCATAATCCAAAGACCATTCACTTGGATATTTAAATTCAGGCAGTGCCATTTCTGAGTAACTTAGCCTATCTGGAACCATAGGAATAGCATCTACAAGTGCACCTTCATACCAGCTAATGCCAAGTGTTTCTTGTAAGTTAGCACTAAACACAAGTTTTGCTTCACCTAGTAAATTATGATATTCATTTTTACTAAGTTCTTGTTCTTGACAAACAATAAAATCATATTGTGGAAGTTGTGTTTTAAGATCTCTAAATATTTCAACTTGTTTCTCCGGCGCAATACGATGCGGAAATAGGATAAGATCTCTCTTATCCATTCCTTTGTATGATGCAAGACTGTTATGTAAGTATTCCATAGGCCAACCAACAATATGGTTTTTCGCATCATCAATATTAAAAGCAGATGTAAACAAGTCTACATGGAATTGTGTTGCAAAGAAGTTGTCGTCATAACAATCATACATTGATTGTTCAGCATTTCTTACCCAGTCAGCATTACCAATTAGTCTTCCGAGGAAATCTTGTGGATCATAACTACCTGCATGCCACATGCCGCCAATAATAATATCTGTATTAAGTAGGCTTGCCATGTATTTAAGCTGAATAACAGTAGGATTCCAAGCATCTGTATACAGAAAATAATCACCATCATTAATTTTACCTTCGCAAAATAGTGTGGCAATTTGTTGGAGTTGGTTTGACTTATATACATTTGTGCCTCCGAAGTTGAGGAATGCACCTGGTGTAGTGGCATGTGGAACTTCTCCTCCGCTGATAACTTTTACTTCTTCGTTTGTAGCTCGTTGCAATTGGTGTGGAAGATGTTCCTTCCACTGTTTGGTATAACGTGTGTCAACTGCTTCGATATCTACAATATAGATGGTCATTAGTTTCTCCGATTATTAAACTTTCTCCCTGCATTGCGAGACTTTGCACGAAGCCAACCTTGGTGCTTCTGGTAAGCCTCCCAATTGGGATCTTCTTTGTTATACAAAGCCTTTTCGTTAAAGACTTTGCCTTCAAAGCGACAGTAGTCGCGGTAACGGTCCAAGTCGTTGAATACTTTCGTATACGCTTCACGATTGAATTTGATATCCATTTTGTCATTGTTTCCTTATACATTAGAGGGATTTGGATAAAAGATTTTACAGCCGTTTTCGTTGTCTTCTGCGACACTTATCTCTACAAACCGGCCAGGATATTTGTTAGAGATTTCATTGTACAAGTCATCTGCGATCATTTCACAGCTCTTGTGGTTAAGTTCTAGTACGCCTTCAACGTCATAGAGTCTTTGCATCCAGCGTTTAAACTGTATAAACTCAATGTCTCTGTCATTATGAAACACTTGAATTCTAACATTAAAGTGGAATATATGGCGATGTGGAATACCTAAAAAACTTACATCATCCCAATCACCTGTTGCTAATTTAGGGTCTTTGTCTGCACCTGGGTACATATGCACACCTTCTTTTGAAAACGTTACCCATATACTTCTTTCTGCTTTATGCATTACGTTTTCCTGTGCAATTTTCTTATCTTCTTCTCTCATCATACGTAACATACCTTCATAGTATCTTTCTTGATTGTTTATATCCATTATATGCTCACAATATCACTTTGTCAAGGCCATATTTTGCCCAATCAGTAAATTTTTCACTATCTTGTAGATCGTGCAGTCTATGACACCAAACGCCTGGGTTAGATGCCTTAAAGTCTTTGTCGTCAATTTTCAACATAGTGTTGTAATTCCATTGTCGAATGTAAGGCACCGGAACACGCAACTGTGGAATAAAATTATCATACTCAATTAAACCGCTTTCTAAAAATGCTTCAGCAAGTGCAATAGGAATATCAAGCGAACAAAGATAACCTTCGTCGAGGAATTCTTTTATCATATCTTCCCATTCACTCCATTCGTCTGCATCATCTGGAAAATTAGTACCTGGATTAAAACTGTGATTTGCACCAAAGAATAAGTGTTGACATTTATGTGTGTTATAGAAAGTCATTATTTCTTCAGTGTCTTGTACACCTTCAATAAAAAGTGTTTTCATTTTATATGCAGGAGTTTTTTCTACTTCGTGACCAACAAAGTAACAAACTTTTTCTACAATACCTTCTTCGTAATCTCTTTTCATCCTAGTGCCTTTAGTTCTCTTTCTAATCTATAAATTTCGTCTTTAAGCCATAATTTTTTAGTTTTCATTCTATTAACAATTTCTTCACGTTCAAACTTTTTATACATTTCTTTTATTTCATCATCCAACGTCCTGTGCTTTCTATAAAGTTCTTGTAAATGCACAGCAAGTTTATTGTGTTTGTCCGTGAAGTTGCTCATATTCTAAGTCCTCAAGTTTTTGTTCGTCTAATATTAATTCATCATCGTCTTGTGTTTCTTCAACATCAAAAAGTTCAGCAAACTTAGGTCTTGCACTAACTATCTTTTTGCCAGTATAACCTCTTGTTCCTCTTATACTCATTAAGAACTTTTCGTGTCCTTCGATAACTGCAATGCTTTCTTCTAATGTTGTCTTTGAGAATATTTCTTCCACAACATCTCTAAAAAATATCCTGTCAAATTGCTCTTGTACAAGCATTGAAGGAATTGTTCCGTTGTCGTATTGTCTATTTGCTTCTTGTACTGCATTAATGTGACTCCAAACATTATGACCCATTTGTATTGCATAACTAAATGAGTCCCAGCTAGTCTTCCCTTCTTTACCGATTTTGTTTAGGTCTCCAGGAGCATATGTACAAACGTCTGATACTTTGAGTTCTGCTGTAATTGGGGAGTCTTCAAAGTTTTTAAATATCCCATCTGAAACAGTAGCGTCTCTAAACAAGCGGTTGTCTGTAGCATACTTCTTATCGTCAACTGACGGCACCATTCGATATGTCCATTTCGAACGATCCTTTGTTTCATTCTGTATGTATACTTGTCCATTTGCGGTGGCAAGAAAAGGACTAGCACAATCAAAAGTAATAGTAAAGTTTTCATTGTAATACTTTCTTACTGCACGTTGGATATCTGTTAATAAAAGAGCCCATTCTA